GTGTAACAACCCGGCTACTGTAGGTCAAACTGTTGTAGTGGAAAGCAATTTTGCCACTTTTAAAGGTAAATCAAGATTTATTATCGATTATGATGATATTGTAGGAACCCCTATAAATTATTTGTCTGAAAATATAGGTCTTGTAGCTTGTAATAATAAGGAGAATGGAAACAATGAAAGACAGATATGTGATATAGCTACCAAATACAGAGAAGATGGAACACAGGATTATATGGAGCCAATTGATCATATTAGGTTACCAGAAATGGAAGGAGACTGCGAAGTCCCTCATCGTCAAGAATCTATATTGTCAGCTCCAGTTCCACTAATAACAGGCCTTGTAGAAGATTATATCTATAAGGTTCTTAGCGAAATGGAACACGTCTCTACAGATTATCTATATACCACAGGAGGAGAAAATCAGAATAAGTATTCTGTGTTGTTTAATTACGAGACAATGGATTCTTTATCTGAATGGATGGAGAAAGCATTTTTTGGGTATAGCGCTGGCAGCATATCAGGTGATGGCAATCAACACCTTTGTTCTGAGTTTTATCCATACTTACAACCTGGATCTGTTTTAAAAACCGTGTCTGATGCTATATACGTATTAGATACCATGCCTTGTACATGCGGATGTTATATTGAGAGTTATTGCTCTGATCCTACTGTGTCAAGAACTGATTATAACAACTTTCAGAATTATAATTATCTTCTTGGAAGTTATATTCTTCATATAGATGGATGGAGCCAAAAGATAAATGATGTAGGAGATTGGCGAGCCGGTAGATCTACCAGTACAGTCATAAATAATCAGTATAGATCAAAGAACGGACCCAGGTATTGTATTGAGCAATTTTGGCCTGAAGCTTCTGAGAAGTTGCAAGATATGATATATAAAAATTCGGATACCGGTATAGATGAAACTGATTGGAAATTTGAAGGGTATGTAAACAATGCTACATTTAATAATCCTACAGGGGATAAGCTTAATATTGGATTCGCATCTGAATTTGTGGTATGGAAGTTTGTCAGAAATGTAATGACAAATGCAAGATTTATTAGAATTAATAGACCAGAAGAGTGGGACATAGAAGGTTATAAAGACGAGAACAAAGTTCTTTATCTTGAAGCTCTTGGAAAGGTAGATGGCATAATGGATGCTGTGTCTACCAATTACGTTCGTGTTTCTTTTTGGAAGGATGTTGAAACATGGTCCCCTCTTGGAATAGTACCAGTTGAATTTGATAGACCTGAGTATGAATCATCTCATTCCGTTATTGTTAACATAGCAAGACCGGCTTTCGGAGAAATAAATGAAGAGTTTTTTGATTCTATAGGTCAAAATTATTTTTATGTTACAATAGAATCTCCTATTGTAGCAGTTCCTTGGATAATGACGTTTAGACAAATTCAATTTTGTTCTTATAAAAATTATGATACCCCAGAAGAAGAGGAAGAAGAAGGAAAGAAGCCTTCCCGTGCTATTCTTGGAGTCGCTTTTGCTACAGGTAAAACTATATATCCGTATATTTTTGGTATAAGAGAAAAGGAGGTAAATAAGATTGATTTGTCTGTGGATTCTATAACACTTAGATCAACTGTCTTATTTGCATCAAAATGTCAGACATGTGGAGATAGGCCCATCAATTGCAAGCCTCGTCCTTATAAATACGGGGATTTTGCATATTGGGAATCATCTGAGAAATATCCTGCTAATTTTGAACTTTATGATAGTAGCAGGATGAAAATAGACACAGGCAGATCTTATGGTGATCCAAAAAAATCAGAAGCTTATTCTAATATTATGAATAAGTTAACAGAATATTATGGTGCTCCTTTGTCAGACAAAAATGGATTATCTTATTTCAAGGGTCATTCTTATGGAGGGGTAGATACTTCTACCGTATTTTGCCAGCAACCTATACGTCATTACCGGTTTCCAGATAATAAGCATATACCATTCATGAACAGTGATGAACGTGGATATGACATAGCTTCTGAAATATATCCGGTAGGTATTATGGTAGATGAGAACACCATACAAGTGTTTTTGGATTTTGCAGTGGATTCTGGTTTGATTACGCAACAACAAAGAAATACGATTGTAGGATATGAACTGTATCGTGGAGATAGGAGACTAAATAGGTCGGTTGTGGCTTCAGGATTAGCCTATGATATGCTTAGATACATAGGAGACGATGGTAATGTGAATATCTATCCTAATTACCCATATAATGACCTGTCACAAGATCAATATAATTATACGTCTGGCAAAAGAGACGAGTTTATATCCCATCCTTTCGACAAAGGAGGAAACGTGTGGTATTCATTCTGTTCACCTGATATTTATTTCAACAAGCCAGAACTTCCAAATGAAGTATGTATAGACGGGTTTCAAAGAGGAATGTCTGTGGGCAGTTTCGTACCTGTAGAAGATCATCCAAAATGGACTATCTTAGGTCCTGCCGCATACACGATGGCTGCGTCGCTTGCCGCAGTTGAATCAAGTGCTACAATAGCAGCTATGATAGCAGAAGAGCTTCAGATAAGGGCGCAGTCTGGATACATAGGAGGGTCGGCCGGTCTTACCGGAGGAGGATTCCTGACTAATTTAAGTGTGGCCATGCTGTTTTCTTCAATGGTGTCAACCATCAGTCAGACTCTTGCTAAAGGCCCGATATTGTACGGTAAGTACCGTTATGATTGGCTTAATACGTTTATAAACAATGGACCAAGACGTAATCATGCATGGTATTATACTTCTGTGGGATTATATAATTCAATGATAGGCATAACAGATCAGGATAAGTATGAACGAAATTTTGCCCGTGGTTTATCTTCTGTTAAGTACATTAAGTCTGGCGTATATCCGATGATGGATGCCAGTATGTCTTCTAAATGGGGAACCGGTAGAAATGATAATGAGGGACGTTTCTTATTCGTTAATAATATAGATCGTGAATCTTCGTTATTTTTATCATTTGGTGATCCAGGTGAAAAAGGAGATGGTAAATCGAAATATTTATTGGAATATCCGAACTATGTTTACAATTACGACAGTAGCCGCATAGATGATTCGGTTATTGCTGGAAGTGATGTTGTAGCAGGAAGAACATTCGAGCAATCCAAAACAGTATCGTACATCTGTTCTCCGTATATGAGACTTATGCGATATAGGCCGGATCAATATGGACAGATAGAAGATATAAAATGGATTTCCATAGGCGGATGTGGCTTTTTCACTAATGAAAAGAAATTGATATTCGGTGGCGATACGGTGATAACCAGATTTTCATTAAAGAGAAAATTTCCTGTTTTTTATAATAGCGCTTTTGGTATTGGAGACATGATACCATTCCCATACATGGATTACAGAAATGTAGGGTATCCAAGATATTTTGTTAATTATGATACTGGAGAAGACGCTCTTGAGACAATAGATAACGAACGTTTCAATAGCTGGACATCATCTAATAAAGGAAGATACGCTTTTTATCCAAACAGGAAGAGCTTATACGAATTAAATGGTGACACATCCGGCAAGTACGTTAATGGAAGATTTTATACATGGTTCTATGGCATTCCTCAGTTCCTTGTAGAGTCTGAAATAAATTGTAATTTCAGATTAGAGGGCCCTCAGCCTCATGAACTATTCTATCCAAAAGTAGGAGATTTTGTTTGGTGGACACAAGAAAAGAACGTATCTATCCATAGGGATAATGATTACAAGATAAGTCCTATCTATTCGTCGAGGATGACACTAACACCAAATGTATTGCCGGCAACATACGAACGACGTTTTTATGACTGTGCTTACCAGCGTCCTAATGGTGTTATATGGAGTAGGGCTGACGTATCTGAAAACAGTCAAACAGATCCGTGGCTGACGTACAAGCCTATGGACTATCATGAGTTCCCAACCAACAACGGGAAGCTTATTCACATGAAGCGTATTGAATCCGATCAGATTCTTGTCAGGTTCGAGGATCAGGTTTCACTCCATAACGCCATAGACGTAATCAAGGAGCGCACCTCCCCAGGGCAGGCCGAGATGGGCACCGGCGGTCTGTTCGCGTCCCGGCCTCTGGAGTACAACACGACCGACCTCGGTTATTCTGGAACCCAGAGCACTGAAATAATTAGTTCAGAATTTGGTCACTTCTGGGTAGATACTAAAAGAGCACAGGTGTTTATGACCGATCCTAATGGACGTAATCTTAAGGAACTTAGTGTAGGTATCAGACATTGGCTTAAACGTCATCTTCCGTTTAAGATCCTTAGATACGGAATAACTAATATCTTGACCGGTGCAGAAATGACAGAAGAAGATACGGATAACAAATTTATCGGTCTTGGTCTGTCTCTTGGATGGGATAATAGGTATAAGAGGGTACTTATCACGAAAAAAGATTATATACCTGTTAAGAACCCGGCATATTATAAATATGATGGTGGAAGGTTCTTGTACAATGAAACAGAGGTGTTGTCAAACGATAAAGAAATATCTTTAAAAGACGAACAGTATTTTAAAGACGTGTCGTTCACTATCGGATATTCGTGTCTGAAACAAGAATGGATTTCTTATTATTCATTCTGCCCTGATTATTATATAGAACAGCAGCAATATTTCCAAACAGGAATAAACTTCCCAGCATCAGACGAAGAAGGCGGCTTATGGAGTCATTTACTGACGAATAAGAGCTTCCAGACATTCTACGGAGCAACATATCCATTTATATTAGAAGTGCCGATAAAAGAGAAATATAACGGTTCTACGCTGGCTTCTGTTGAGTATGAGCTTGATGCGAGGAAATACGTCGATGATGTGAATTACACTCTTGACAGGAAAGTAGGTTTAGATACGATAACTATCTACAACGACACAAACAACTCAGGTGAAATTCATCTTGTTCCAGAAGAAAAGAATAATTTAGCGCAACGTATATCGTATCCGAAAATCGTAGGCGACCATACTGAGGTCCTGGATACTGAGGTATATAGAAGACATAAGTTAAATGACTTTTTCAACAGGGTTGACGATGACCGATCTGAAACACCTATCTGGATCAAGGACGATAACGATATAAATAAGTCGGTTAATCCTGATGCTCTTAATTTTAGACGGTCATGGCTTGATAGGTTAAGAGGAAGTTGGATGCTGATGAGGATAAAGAAAGTAATTAGCAACCGGAAGATTATATTCCAGTGGTTGATTTCTGAAGATAAGATTAAGAATAGATGACATGAGAAGAAGGTTTGAGGCATATAAACAACAACCAAAATTGGTGAAATTAATGGGTAATCTAGGGGTAGATCAGAATTATACGATAGAAAAAGGATATCGTTATTTTGATTTACTTGTAGTTGGAGGTGGCGGCGGAGGTGGCACAAACAGTGGTGGCGGTGGAGCTTCTGGAACAATAGCATTTGCTCGTAATATAAAAATCTCTTTGCTACCGAAAACTTTGACTTGTAAAATTGCAAAGCCTGTAAATGCACAAACTGATGGGGATAGTACAACTCTTGAAATAAACGGGGATACGATAATCTGTGCTGGAGGGCAAAGAGGTAATAGTGAGGGAGCAGGAGGGCTTGGTAATGGCTCTAAAATACCAGACAGTATATATACCATTCTATCAAAGTTGGTAGAAAACCCATCTTCCGATATCGCGATTTGTAATAATGGTGGAGGCTCTCCTGGTTATTGGAATGGTTCTTACGGTTATGCTGGTGGTTCAGGCGCATCTATGTCGGGTAATGGAAATTCATCGTCAGGAATGACCGGTGGAAACAGTGTAAGTAATGCAGATGGTATGGGCGGTTATAAAGGTGGAAATAGTCAATCTTATCAAGGTGGTACAGGATATAAATATAACAATGTACTTATTCCTATTGGCCTATTTGGAGGAGGTGGAACTTCGGGGAAAGGCTCGAACGGATCTGGTTCGGATGGATCTGGAGCAGGTGGTGGGGCGGCAGGTCTTGAATCAGGTGGAAATGGTGGAAATTCAGGGTCAAGCAATCCTACGAATGGCAGAAATGGTGGCATTGGAGCTGGTGGCGGAGGAGGTGGTGGTCTGTCACGTAAAGGAGGAAAAGGAGGACAGGGTATAATTTGTTTATATTATCATAATTGATTTATTTATTCAAATTAATCTATTTTAAATTATTTTAATTCGTAAATCATATTTTAGTGTCTATATTTGCATCGTAATCAAGAGAGATTATGATATAAAACAGTGGTGATGGAAGGTGATACTTCGGTTTGAGTCATAGGTTCGAGTCCTATATTTTTCATGTAAGAAAAATTAGATCAGTTGGTAGATCAAAACCTCCTTTCGTATTAAAACACATTCCAGGTTCTCCCTGTTTTAATAAAATATACAGATGGTGAGGAGTTCGGTTACTTCGAAAATTAGTGTAGTGGATAACACGGCTTTAGGTAAAAAAGTTTTTCATTGGTTCGAATCCAATATTTTCATTTTAGATCCGGCTCTGCTTTTCCTCTGTTTGAAAGACATAAGAAACTAATGAGTGGTGATGGGGTTAGTTACTTCGAATTTAGCTCAGATGGATAGAGCGATACTCTTTTAAAGTATAGGTCGATGGTTCAAATCCATTATTTCATTGTTTACACTAACTTCAGCTTTTCCCTCATTGAGTATTCATTTTGATATATTTTTTTCAAGCAGTGGTAGTAATATCACTGCTTTTTTTGTATAACACTTTAAAGAAAACAACAACAAATGGGAAAGTTTAACAAAAAGGATGAAGGTGTTAAACCTACGATCGTGAATCACATGGGAGAGAAGGCGTATAAGCCTAACGCAGAAGAAGAGTTGGTGTCTACGGTAATGACTACCATGTTGTCTGATTCTTATTATGAGAAAGAAAAAGACAAGGTGAACAGGATTAAGGACCTTATGGATCAAGTAGATCCGTATTTCGCAGCACAAACAGCATTGTATGTCAGGAAAGAAGGAAAGCTTAGGTCAGTAACGCATCTTATGGCTTCTGTCCTTGCCAGCAAAGCATCGGGTAAGGAATGGGCTTCAAGGTTCTATAATAAGATCGTTATGCGTCCTGATGATATGAGCGAAATCCTTGGCTGTTATGCGGCTCTTAACGGCAAAAATCCAAAGAAGTTAAGAGGTATATCCAGTGCTATTAAGAAAGGATTTAAGACGGCTTTGGAAGGTCTTGATCCGTATCGGATTGATAAGTATAAGATGGACAGTAGGGTCATTACTATGGTTGACTTAGTAAACTTATTTCACCCTAAAGGCAATCAGGCTAACAAAACGGCTTTCCAGTACCTTATAGAAGGTCGGTCTTTGTCTGGATTATACGAAAGCAAGATTCTTGAAAAAGAAATGTCTAAAGCCGGACAGGACAAGAAAGACAATAAGGAAAAGAAAGAAGCTTTAGGTGACGCTATTCGGGACGTGGTTTCTAATGTAAAAGGTATGCCTATTTTTAATATGGTTCGTAACCTTGTAAACATAATCAAATACGCGCCTGATCAAATAGATGAAGTTTGTAGGCAGCTTACAATAGAAGAGAAGGTGCTTAATTCGAAGATGCTTCCTTTCCGTTTTGCTTCAGCTTTCAAAGAGGTTGAAAATATAGGCACTGATGATTCCGAAAATGATATTGTATTTGAGTCGGATAAAAAACGTGCTAAATTAACAGCGCGTAACAAAGATAAGATTTTAGATGCGTTGGAGAAAGCCATAACCATCTCCTGCAAGAACCTGCCGGTATTGGAGGGGCGGTCGGCTATCCTGATTGACCACTCTGGCTCTGTACGTGGAGATATGGGAGGATCTTCTGAGGTGTCTGCCTTTAGCCAAACAAGTACGGCTGTCATTGGTAACTTGTTTGGCTGTATGATCGCATCTGTGCTTCCTGACGTATTTATTGGTATGTTTGGTGACGACCTTATCAATTACGAATACGATAGAAGCAAAGGTGTTTTATGGAACAATAAAAAATCTTTTACTGCCGGAGAAGAATGCGGTGAATCCACTGAAAACGGTCTTTTTGCATTCTTGTATAAGTGCGTTAAAGATAAGATCAAAGTAGATAACTTGTACGTTATTTCAGATATGCAGATAGGAGACGGTGAATCTGTTGTATGGGAGAAAAGTTCCAGTTATGGATATGGTAAATTCGCTGAACTTTTGAAAGGGTTTAAAAAAGTGAATCCAAATTGCAAGATCGTTTCTATTTCTATTCAAGGATATGGAAGTGAGATGTTTTACAGAGGATCTAATATCTTGAACATAGCTGGCTGGTCAGAATCTATCTTCGATGTTATTAACAGCAAGTTCTGCGGATATAAGAATATGATTGATGAAATTAAGAAGATTAAGATTTAAATCTTACATTCGTACTGTTTTCATAAGAAGAGATTTATCATAACAAGCCGGAGAATGAATGGTGGCATTCTTCGGCTATTTTATTTACATTTGTTGAAAAAAAAGAATGAAAGAAAAAGAATTTGATTTTGTGATATATCCACTAAAGTTGATTATCACCGTAGGGTTAGATTACAAAACATTGTGTGATCGTTTTGAGAATGCAGAATTGGATCATGAAGGAGAATGGGGAGATGAAGGCGATTTAGATTCAGAAGTCTCTTTTATGAATCTTGTTCGTGATAAGGGAGATGATAGAGCTTTTAAGTTATTATGGAATTTTCAAAGTGAGAATGATATGACTATACAAAACATATGTCATGAATCATTTCATGCAGCTATGTCGGTATGCCAACATTGTAATATGTCTCTTGGTTTTAAGGTGGGAGAAGATGAACACGCAGCTTACATAGCTGGATTTGTTGGTAACTGCGCAGGTGAAATGTTTGGATTCTTAGAGGAAGAAAAAGATGGCAAAGAAGAATAAATCAGATTGGAAGCCCTCAGAAAATATCCTAAAATATTTGAAATCGTGGGAAAAGTTTGAGCCTGAATTATATGACGACAAGAAGGGGAATATAACAATCGGGTACGGATTTCATCTTCCTCATCTTCTTAAAAAATACAAGAATGGTATAACAGTAGAAGAGGCCGATAAGGAATTTGAAGGTGTAGTTAATACGTTTGTTCCGGAATTTATACGAAGAACTCCTAATTTCAAGAATCTAAACAATAATCAGCGAGATGCTTTGTTTAGTTTGTTTTACAATACAGGAGGACCAGAGTATTCTAAAAGCCCAATGCTTTTCAAATACCTTAAAGAAGGTGATTATGATAAGGCAGTGAAAGAAATAAATCACAATGAAAACGAGAAAGGTATGGGCGGCCAGAAGAAGCGCCGTGCCTTCGAGCGCCGGGTGTTCTCTACGCCGACATACCAGCCCTGGACGGTGGATGATGACAGTAACTATGTCCTGATTGAAGACAAGCCTGTAGAGAACGAATCTATAGAAAAAGATACTAATGATTCAAAGTATGAAGACGCTCGCCATGTGGAAGCTAAATATGGTTATACAGGTTATATAGGTGGAGGATATGACGGAAATAAGGTCAGGATATCTGATTCGAATATGAAATCAGTTGGTATATCCAATAACGCTGATCCTGATAAGTGGTATGAATCCGTTAATCCGATATTAGACACTGATCCTATTAGTTTAATAGCCGATTTTATTCCTACTATGAAACGAATGTTGGATCCTAATAGGGAGCGATCGGGGGAAGATACAGCCACGGATTTTGAAGAAAAAATGTGGAAAGCTTACACGGATGGAGATATAAGTAGATTGCCGGCAAGCAAGTATCGTTTTGATGACGATGATAATGATGCTCAGTATGTAGGATTGCCTCAAGAACAGGCTATTTTGATACAATCTTTATTAGATAAAGAGTATATGAACAATATGCTTGACGAGGCATATAAGAATGCTGATGAAAAAAGTAAACTAAAAATAAGAGATTATAAGAAGGTCCTTGATAAACTAAATAAAAATATATTTGAAAATCCAGGAAAATGGATTTTAGTAAATGAAGGCGTAAGTCCATTTAGAGAAGAAGTATATGGTGACAATTTTGAAAAAGTGAACGAAGCTTCCGGATTAGGTGCGTTGAAGAATTTCAGTGTAAGATGGGATCCGGATGCTGGTATGTTAGATGTGAAGGATGATTATGATTTTAGTCGAAAGAAAATAGCGGAAGACATCATACCTGAAAGGGATGTCCCTCTTAGAATAAGGGAACGTATCAAATACGATCCTAAGAAAGGTAGTGTTCTTCGAAATAATGACAAGGCTTTACCTAAAAGGTTTGTAAGGAAATACGAAGAAGGTGGTGTTGTAAATAAACAACGTGAAGCATACGAATACTTTACTAATAAGAGAGGCATGTCTAAGATACAGGCGCTCGCCATCATAGGTAACCTCATGGCTGAATCCGGTCTTAAAGATGACATATACGGAGACAACAGAACATCATACGGCATACAGCAATGGCATAATGAGCGCATGGATAAGCTATTCAAGCACGCCAGAAAGAAAGGTCATTCTACACCAACATTCAAAGACCAACTTGAGTTCTTAGCTGATGAATACGAAGGGAAAACCGGATATTCTAATTTCTTATACACAAGAAAAGGAAAAGAAGGACCAGGGTATTACAACTACAGCCGGCAGGACTTCATGAACGCCGATAACCTTAAAGATGCTGTAGTAGCTTGGAACCAAGGAGCAGGACGTCCTCATAAGAGTGTTATAAGAAACGATGACCGTTATAATTATGCTATGGAGGTTGCTAAAAATCTTGGTTTGGAAATTGAAGAAAATTCCGTATCTTCGTATGGTCAAATGGGATTCGGAGATGATGCTGAAATAGCAGCATCGGTAACACTTCCAGAGGTAGAAGTGGCAGCCGCCCTTCCTAACCCGGAAGCCCCGTCCCAGGAGGGACAGTCCGAGGAAGAGAGATTCCGTACATGGACTGAAACGTATGGTAAGGACATCGTAAATCATTTACTGACGTTAGACGGGAAAAAGGATGGTGATGACAGTGATTACAGCATGATGTATAAACAGCATGAAAAAGAAAGCGAAGAGGATAAGAAAATGGCTTTGATTAATGCCGTGCTTCCCAATATACAACTTCGCATTAAAGGCGTCACTGATAATTAGAACAATATTATTTTATTTCTCATATTAATAAAGCGAAGCCGGATTTGAGACTCGTTATGCGGATACCGAAGGTTGAAGAACGATATCAAGATAATCCGGCTTTTTTGTGCGATTTCGTGAAGGATGGAACTATCATCGCCTTGGTTTAACAGAACAGACCTACGTACTTCCACTGTCCTGACGGGCATGGGCGCTCGTCTCGCCTACCAGCCTGCCTAATTCTCTACTGGCTACCTAATATAACTATTAACGTCACTCCATCACCTATCTCCTTTCAGTCGATAGGTTCAGTCGTTTTTTAAATGTTATATGTTCTTTCGCATCGTTCCCTTCGGTCACGATACTCAATCTTTTCACACAATTAGGCGAACAATACAATAGACGGAAAAAGTAATTTGTCAATCCGTTCACTCACTTAACTCCCTTCGGTCGTTAAGTTCATTCACTGTAAACAATTATATGAATAAATGGTAAAGTATATAAAATAATATAAATAATATAATGAGTAAGATCATTGAAAATGGTCTTAATATTAAGGAAAACGGAGACTATTCATAGGCGTAGTTTTAATTCAAGATTTGTTGTCCCACCCCTGACGGTCAGGCGGTTACGTTCAGAGTCGTTTTCCTGTCTCTTATCCAAACCGTCATAAAATAAAAAACCTTGTATCCTATTTCTCTCAAACCGGATACAAGGCAGTGCATTTTCTTCTTTTTATATAAAATCATATATTTGCACTAAACAACAAAAACAATATGGAGACAAAAATAACTGAAATAATGAATCCTCACAAGTTACACGACAAGCTCTTCAAGAAAGAGCAGGTCTCTCCGATAGAAGTTATATACAATAGCTTCAGCAACTTAGGGTACAATGTAGTACGCCGTCCAGCCGGTCAGTGTTTAGGCAATTTGAGATATTTTAATCTATTTTATGACAAACATACTCATCATTTCTATCAGAAAAACAGGAAGTTGAGATATTGTAGTAATTTTCTCATATCTGATTACTGGAAAGATAGAGTGCGATGTTTCATAGTTTGGAACTTTGGATTTGGAAGATTCTTTCCGTACAATGACTTTATTGAGGCTATGGTTTATGATTATCTTCGATATGGGAGAAAGTCAGTTCCTTATCTTAAAAGCGTGCAAGAGGCTGAAGAAAAGTGTGTAAGGTTCTATATCCGGTCTCAGATAGATATGCTTCGTAAGGAAGGATATGCCGCTTATCGGGCTAAGTTCAAGGAAGAACGTCCTCAGTATTTCATCGGAGACGATAGGACGGTGTTTAGATGCCTTGACAGCTCTTTAAAAAGAGAAGAGAAGATTGCTGCATGCGTAGCCCACAAAAGGGCCTTAAAAGAAGGGATAATGACTTCCTTCATCAATCACCTTAAGAAACATCCTACCACTTTATATTCGTGGTTTTCATCAGAGGTAGATAGCGAAGGAAAGAATAGGCTCTGTCTATCTGAAAAGGCTGTTTCGTATTTGAATAAGAGACTGGTTCGCAATGGGTTAAAGTCTCTTTCTGCATCATATCTTTTTAGAACGTTTAGAAAAATGGTGAAGATCTTGTTCGGTTCCAATGTCAGGTCGTTTTTGAATAGCTGTCTGATGTCTGTTTCAACAGAAGAGGTTTTAACCAAATCTATGAAGAAAATAGTTTCCAAGACAGTGCTGTTTTTGTACAAGAGAGCGCTTAAGAACTATCGCCGGGCATGCGGTCTTAAGTACGACCCTGATTCGGGTGGTTTGTCTGCCGTACATGATTGATTTTTAAACCTGTTGCATAACGTTGGATTTTCTCGTTCGTTTCTCTTATCTTTGTGAAAAAAGATGATATGAAATTACGAATAGTAAAAAATCGTCCGATATTCGCTCCTGGCGGTAGTGTTCAGGATAAGAGACAGGATATTAATGTATCCTCTACTCAGCCTATTCTTGATTATGGAACGCCTGTTAATAAATGGGGTGAATCTGATATTCAGAATATATATATGCCTTCTGATGTGACTTTAGAAACAGAGGAGGGGGAGATAAATCCATTTAGTAGTATGCCTACATCCGATCCGTTTTTTGAAAATCATGATGCAGGATATGCAGGATATCTCGCTGATAATAGGGGCATGGTTAAAAACGTAGAGAAATCAGTCGTTGATAATGCAATGAATTTAGGTGGTGTTGATGCTGATTCCTCTAAAGAAAAACGTTCCCAAGATGGTAATCCTCTTGATCCTATGACTATGCCATATTATTCGCCTGATCTTGGAAGTAGGGCTCAAATGTTCGGTACAAGTCTTGGCCGGATAAGAGCCGGTAATAAGGTCGGTGCTAATGTGGCTCAAGCTGCCTTGTCCGGTGTTAGTTTAGGATTAGGTCTTACTCGTAATATCATGGGAGCTTCATCTGCTGCGTATGCAGCCAGCAGAGACGAGCAGGCGGCGAGGGAAAAGCTCGAAAAAGAGCGCCGGCGGCAGTTTATCCGATGGGAACGTGAAGGCGGTGGTGTTAACCTCGGAAATGGACAGAGAATAGATTCTTCCGATTTGACAGGAGAATACATTTACCCTCTTCCTAAATCTATGGAGGATAATGCTAATGTTGAGATAGAAAAAGGAGAATATGTTTCGACTCCGGATGATGTTGGTCCTATGGAGGCAAAAGGTAACAGGCATGAAGACGGCGGCACTCCCGTTGATTTGCCAGAAGCTCATATTATTTCAGATTACCGTACTATTGATGATGATTTTGCTTCTTACGTAAGGGAAAATTATGGCATTAGAGCTACGGAAAAAGATACATATGCTACGCTTCTTGATAGGTACAAGAAAAAAATAGGATTGTCCGAAAAGTATGATGATCAGGAACGTGTTTTCAAGAGGCTGGAAAAGAATAAGGATGTTAAGGATAAAAATACTTCTGAGTTGAATAAGTCTATTCTTTCCAAGTACGTAAATGATAATCAAAAGGAAATAGACGAACTTGAGGTGCAATTCAGGTCTTTTGCTGATATTGTCTATAACAAACAAGAGGAATCCAAGCGCCAAGAAAAGATAGATGCTTTCTTTAGAGATGGCGGAAAGGTTGATTTAAATGCCGTAAGAAAGCAGGCTAAGGCTCTTAACGTATCTGAATCTGATGCTAAAAATTGGATATACGATGAGTATGTAAAGAGAGTTAGGAAAATGGCTGAAGGCGGCCCTACCAAAGAGCAAATAGAGTGGGGTAAGAAAGTACAGCAGCTTTTAATGAAGCAGTTTGGACGTGCTCTTAATATGTCTATAGTAGATGTTGCAGACAGAGAGCAGATCCTTAATCCTGATTCTGGTGTAAATTCTAATCAAAATCTGCAACACAGAAGCAGTTCCGGTTATGGTAGGGTAAACAACAAAGCTATTTCTAATTTGCTTGATATTAACCGTTGGGCTAATAAATACAATACAGATGGCGATTTTAATACAGAAGGATTCCAGACCGGATACAATAGCCAACTAAATAACCTATGGGCTTTGGCGGAATCAGGTGCTATAGCCAATGCTGAAAAAGCCAAGAAATTTAGAGACGAATACGGATTTTGGGGAGAAGATGCCGGTAAGTACGACCAAGGAAGTAAATCGGCATATAACTCATTTGCCGTAGATGACAAATTTGGACAAACTACGGCAACCAGATCATTTTATGGATTGGATGTAGTTACTCCTGAACAAAAGAGATTGTTGAACGAAAAAGGGATAAAGAATTATGTTGACTTATTTGGTGATAAATCTGATGCAGCTAAGAAGATTCTGGGTGCCGATTATAATAAGTTTGCTGCTTTAAAAGATAGTGGTTTGATGTCAGAAACAGACTTTGTTTTAGAAGCCGTAAATCCGGCATCAAAACCTATAGAAGCTGAACCTATAGGGACCGGCGCTAAATCTCCCAACCCAGGTTCTCCAGGCAGGATAGAAGTGAAGAAAGAAAATCCTGTTATTAATACTACTGTAGAAACGGAAGCTGAGGAAGAAGATGATACAAACGGAAGAAAAGGTGTCAGTCCTGCTTTATCAGGCCCTATATTCCCTGAGATGTTGAGGATGCTTGATACTGGATTAGAGATAGAGGGATTGGAAAGGCATCAGGCTCCGAGAATAGACCCAGTTCTGCAATCTGCTGATCAGTATATCAACGAGCTCAACCGTGCGACATCAGCTCAGTTGGACGCAGTAGGTGACGTGCCCGACTCCCAGCGCTCCGCTATTCTGGCTAATATGAACGCCATAGCTGGAAGCAATATAGCCAAGTACATTAACGAAGTAAATTTCAATAACGCAAGGCAAATAAACGAAGCTGATAGATTCAATGAAATGGCTTATGTTCAGACAGACGATAAGAACATAGCGGAAAGGCAACGTTATGAATCCGGGTTATTGAAGGCTATGGCTATAAGGGATGAAAATCTTGCTCGTTATTATGACAGCATAAACAGTGAGATACAGAATAAGTTCAATGTTCGTACATCATTGAATACCATAGCTTCCATAGCTCCAAATATGAGAATGCTTCCAAGTGGTCAAATTATTTACGTTCAAGGTAATCAGGATGTGATGAATATGGGTGATTATTCCACACCTTACTTGAGAAGTTTAAATGAAGAAGATGATGAAATTAAAAGAAGAAGGAGGACCAAATAGTGGCTTCACAGTATAGTATTTTAAGGCAATATGCCCCGTATGTTAGTCCTTACAACATAGATCTTGTTAAGGACGTCATGATGTACAAACAGCAGAAGGTTGATGCTGCTCGTGAAAAGATCTATACCCAGGTAGATTATCTTATGGGTCAAGAGATAGATAAGCCTGAAGCCCGCGCTTATATGGAAGATAAGATGTCAGGTGTGATTGCTAACATCAATCAAAAATTCAAAGGCGTGGATCTTTCTTCTGATGGTGTTACGAGAGCCATACAAGGAGAGATAAGTTCGGTGTTAGATGATACGGTCATTAACGCGATTGCCGGCACAAAAGAAGGCAAGAGGGTTATGAAGGAAATAGAATCTATAAAACAGAATCATCCTGAACTTTATTCTCCTATTAATGAATGGCATGCTTTGGACCCTTATTACAAATGGAGGTCAGATGGTAAAGCAGGATCAAGGTTGGGAGGTCTTCATTATTCTCCTTATGTCGATTATACTAAGGAGATAAATAAGCTGGTCAGTGATTTTAGGAAAAACAACGAAGGCAAGAAGATTCAGACAACAGAATATGATGTTAAAGGTAATCCTACTGGTGGAATCATAGAAGTCAACGTAGATGAGCTTACTGATTCCCAGATAAGGAATTTTGTGTCTGCTAACTTATCTGAAAACATGAGGAATCAGATGAGAATAGAAGCATCATACATGGCAGCTACCAATCCGGTGTTCAGTAATCCGGATTTGGTTAGTCAATACATTGGGTCTTATGTCGAAAGATACGATAGGCACATAGGAGCATTGGAAGCAAAAAAGAAATCAGTAGGGGATAATAAGGATATTATTGATCGTATTGACAGTCAGATACAGGAAGCTAAAAATCAGAAAGCAGAAGCCAAGAGGGAGGCAGATATGATAATAGCTTCATCAGATCCGGTAGCGGCTGCTAATTTTGTTGTTACCAATAATCTTTTCGATAAGATGACTGATGCATGGAGATACGACAATACAAGTTTTGAAAGGAAGAAAGATGATCTTTATTTTGCAAGGTTGGCAGAGGATAGGGCTCAGCAAAAGTTTTTGACTGATAATGCTAAGTCTATGGTTGAAATATCGTTGGCAAAAGAGCAACTTGCACAGGCTAAGATTGAAACCGAATACATGCGTACTTACGGTTCCAAGATGGGCACTGAAAGCTCATCCGGAGGCACAAGAGGAGCAGGCGGTGTAGGAGTGCCGATGGCTCCTATGGACGGGCCTACGGCTATCAATTCTGGAACGGGTAAGATAGGATCTGTTAATTTGGCTAATATCCCTTATGAACAACTCACATCTTCTTCCACAGAGCGTAGAGCAAATTTATTGAAATTATATAATTCATTATCTCCTACAGACAGAAGTAATATCGTTGCAGCATCATACGAAGAAGAAAAAACTGACCCAGGATTGTATGCTAATATGACTCCTGAAGAACGGATATATTCTTATTTAAAAAATAATGGAGGTCAGAAAAACGGATATTTTGGACAAGGAAATAACAGATTGTCTGAAGCTTATGATGCTTTACTTCTTTCTGATTCTAAGGCAAATGGAGCTACAAAGGCTATAAATAACATAACTGATTATCAAATAGATAATATAGTTACTAAAAAAAATAAGGATATTATCAGTAAAGTTCGTAATGCTAAGTTTATGAAAGGAAATTCTTTTATAAATCTTACCGATACAGATGATAAGGCTGGAGCCTTCCTGCTCGCCACAGCCATAACAACTGGTGTATCTGATGCCGTAGGGTTCAGAGAATACATGATGGACCCTTCAAGAGGAATAGATATTCTTAGTGCTATATCTCCGTCATTAGGAGCTAAGACGAGTGCCGGCAAGTTGGGGAAAAACATATCTGATGCTATTACAAGCGAGAATAATGGTTCTTCTACTGGTACATTGGCTCTTATTAATGGAATGAAGAAACTCAACGGCGATCCTGATTTTAATATATCAGATTATATGACCATAGATAAGGATGGTGATATAGATTTAAAAGATTATCAGGAAGGTGAACCATTAACTATTACCCAGCTAAGATATGCTGAGAAAAACAGTAGAGTGTCTGATATGATAGCAGGTCAGATGCAGGATGAGATAAAAATGTCTGTATCTCCTGATCAGATTTCTGATAAGTTATCTCAGTATCATTACCTTGATTCTTACAAAAGATACAATTGGAATGCCGATTCACCGGAAAAGTCTTTGCAGAAGGCTCAGTTTAGAAGATTGTCTGGTTACATGGCAGGAAAGGTAAATAATCTGGATCCTACTGCTATTAATGCCATTAATATGGATGCCGAGATAGATAATGGCACTGTTAGAAGATTCTTGACTGCTCAAGTAGGTTCCGGTAAAAATTCTTATGTTACAGAAAGGGTTGAGATTACGAATGACGAGCTTCTTAAGGCGGGTATAGATCCTTCGGTCGAGGAGCGTAATTATCCGGTGGATGGTTACAAATCAAGTTTTGGAACCTGTGATTTTGTAGATACCGGAAAGAAGGAAGGTTATTCTTATGATAAGTATCTTATACGTAATGGTCTTCCCCGTTTGGCTTCTAAGGCTGATGTTAAGAATGATCTTTATGATATAGTAAAGGTTCATGGTTCTTACCTTAAGCCAGAAGAAATGAATGTTGTTAAAACCCTTGTTGATAATTTTATTGACATGTCTGATAACATATCAGTTCAGTTGGAGGGAATGGATGACAGGGGTTCAAGAGAGGTAGCGGTCAATTTCTATGACAAAAGGACTAAAAATTCTAAAAATCCTGCATTGTTGTTCTCGGATTTTGTTCCTTTGGATCCAGGTAATGATGAGTATGCGGATTACTGGAATAGCATTCACCAGAAGTGTCCTCAGTACTTCTTTGTAAAATACGTGAAGGAGGCTGTTCAAGAACGTCTTGATCAGATGAGGGATCCGTATATGAGAGGAATAAATATCACGCCCAATATGAATGACAAGTTTAGTAAGTTGAACGATTTTTTGCAGAAAATTTATGGCTGACAATAATATAGATAGATATAATCCTGCTGCTAAAACCACTTACGAAGATGTGGCAAGGCAAAGGAAATTAGCCGAAGAAGAGAATTACACTCCGGCTACATTACCAGAGACGACAACGCCTCTGGTTCCTAATTATATGCCTGGTGAAGGTGTGTATGCCCAACCTAAATTTCCGGATTACGCATCAAGGATAGCTGCTGCCGAATACGAAGAACCGTATATAGCCAAGGAGATAAGCAACAGCTACTCAGAGGCACTGGCTCGTAACAGCTACAGGGGGGCTACACCTGCCCCGCCGCCTCTTAATCCCTATGGACCGAAGGTAAGTATCCGTGAAAGTCATCAGATGGGTAATGATGGGGTATGGCGTACAAAATATTCTAACTATATTCCGGGTATAAACAATGAAGATTATTATGCCAGGAGACAGAGCGGATGGAGTAAGTTTTGGAATGGTGTAGGCAAATTCGCTTTAAAGTCTGCATTGTACGGTGCACAAGGAGTTGTGTCATTGCCTGACAAACTTATCAATATGGCATCTGAGGGAAGTTATAAAGCTGCGTTAAACACTAACATGGATAAGTTTGTAGGTGATCTTGACCAGCAAATAGACATGCTTCTTCCTCATTATTACAAGAAAGAGGTAGAAGATTATAATTTTGGTCAGAAGCTTTTTAAGGATACCGGTAATTTCTTGTGGAATGACGTCCTCGGTAATGGTATGTCTTTTACCGTAGGAGCCATGATATCAGCGTACATGACCGGAGGACTTGGGGTTGGATCATTGGGCAATATAGGTGCTAAATTAGGTGGAAGAATCGGAGCTAAGTTGGCAGCAAGGCAAGCTGCCAATAGGGGCATAGGAAGCCTTAAAAGCGTGTTTAACGACTATGTAAGAAAAGGAGTTGCTACCGGGAGGAATGTAGGGGAGGCGGCTAAGACCATGACGTTGTTGGCTACCAGTGCCGGATTCGAATCATCGGTTGAAGCAAATTCTTTTATGAAGCAATCCGAGTCTGATTTCAAGGATTATTATCGTAAGATTTATGGTCGTGATCCCAATGCAGAGGAAATGGCTGTTTTTCGTAATTCTAATGCTGATGTAGGTAGTGCGATATTTGCTGCCAATATGGGTATAGTAGGATTATCTAACTGGCTTCTTTTTGGCAAGTATATAGGTTTAGGAGGCAAGGCTATACCAGGGTTGGAAAAGAAACTTAATAAGCATCTATTTGGATTAGGGACGGAAGTCGCGAAGCCGGGAGAGACGGCTATTAAAATAACTAATCCCAATATAGGGCAGAAGATAGCTGGTAATGTTTTCAATATCATGAAAAGACCTGTGTCCGAAGGCTTATGGGAAGAAGGGTCTCAAGGTGCTGTACAGAATACGGCTGAAGAATATGTTAAGTCAAGATATGACAATGTGGCTATGAACGGAGCCGTTGATGTTCTTGATGCTATTTCTGAAGGATTTAAAAAGCAATATACGTCTAAAGAAGGATGGACTGAAATAGGAATCGGTGCTATTATCGGTTCTTTGTTTGGTATGAGGGAAGGCTTCTTTGGGGTGAAAGAGTATAGCAATAGTCAGATCTTGCTGGAAAGGCAAGTGAATGAATATAACAAAGCATCTTCTAATCTTAACACGGCGGCTTTGAATACGTTGAAAAAATCAATGAGTTTAGGGCCTCAAGTTCGTTCCGATGCCCAGTCTATGACTGGTAAGGAGCTTGATGATGCTATGTTTGAAAAGATGTCTATTGACAACCAAATGGGAACCTTAGAGGATTCGGCTGAAAATTTCCGGCAGATGATTGATATGATGCCTATTTCGGAAATAGCCGAAGCTAATGGAATGTCTTTGGAAGAGGCAAAGAAATACAAGGATTCTATTATTGATAATTATAACAATCGTCTTTCTGATTTCAGATCTGCCCAGAGTTTTGCTGAAGATCTTATAGGTGATGACTCTAAGATTGAATTTAGAAAATACGTGGCTCGTAATGCCTTCCTTGGTCTTCAATCAGAATCAAGAATGAAAGACATAGCTTCTGTCATAGAAACGCTTTCAGGACAGCCTCGCGTGGCAGATGCGCTAAGTACGTTCTCCCGGCTGTCGGACAGGGCAAGGGAGCGGGCGATGGCTATCCGTGGCATACGGTCAAGAATAGAAGAACTTGAATCCGAAATAGAAGATCTTGCTACCCGCCCTCGTAACGTAGAAGGGAAAGATCCACAAGCTGAATACATACAACGAAAAACCAAAGAATTGGAAAGTCTTAGAACCAATTACAACAATTCGTTGTCTGAGTTATCAACGTTAATAGGAAAAGAGTTTTCGATAGAAGAGTTGGTAAGTAAAACCGAATCTGTTTTATCATCTCCTCTTTCTCCCATAAGTTCACAAGATGTAATAGAAGCCTATGATACGCTTGTGGCTTTTGATGATTATTTTAATGTAAAATCAAGACAGGAAAAGAAGTTTACAGCCAAAGACAAAGCCATGAGATCCTTGGTAAATGAATACCGAAGAAGTTTGATGGACTATAGGAATATGAATAACTTCTTGTCCAAGATGCTTGATAAAAGATTCTTAGCTGAGGAAAACAGGGGGTTTTCAAAAGCGCTGTCTTCTCTATGGTCTACTCCTTATAAGGGGGATGATAAGGTTCCTGATTTTGCAGAGCCTAATAAAGTTGGTGAATATGATACTGATGAGGTAGTAGATCAAGCTGTGTCAGAAGGTAAGATTTCGGAAGACGAAGCTTGGACTATCAAGGCTTTTATGCATGCTCTTGATAAAGTAAGGGAAGATAGGATGAAGGAAGCAGAAGATGATATAAAAGAGTCACCGCTTACGGAGTCTGTATCGGATGAAGATTATGAGGCTGCTATGGATAATCCTATTATGGTTCCGGCCGTAAGGCAGTCTATAATTGATAAACTATATACAGGTAATGCCGATCTTCTTACTGAGAGAGAAAAAGATGTGTATGATAAATACAAACAAGATTTTGATGATTATGTATCGTCTTTGGGTGACAGTCCCGTTAATCTCATAAAATCATTATCTGAAAAGGCTGATAGGCTTACAAGTCCGAGATTTGTGTATGAGGATAATAAAGCTATTATTGATATGGCTAAATCCAATTTGGAACCAGATCAAAGGAAGGAACTTGATGATGCTATTTCTTCGTATGTTGATATAATGAACAGACGGGACAAAGGGGAGAAAGTTGACGAAGATAAGCTTGCCGATTCGGTATTTACCATAGAAGATCTTGGCCAGGTTGGAAACATCACGGATCTCCTTCCTTATATCGAACAAAACAGGATTATTGATAAAGGTCGTATTTCCGAATCTACGTTAAGTAATTTTGGGGAGGATGATGCTAATATAGATTCTCTTGTAAATGAATTAGACGAATCTGATAATACGCCTGGAGCTAACATAGATAGCGCCCAGAATCCAGAGACGTTGATGGTAAGAAGAATATCCAATGATGGCAATGAAAGGTATGAAATTGCGGGTCTTAGAGCCGATAAATTTATATCTTCCATAAAATCATTGGTTCCTATTCAAATAAGCTCTGAAACGAACGCCAATGGTACTAAAAGGTATTTCCTTAACATAGGTGGAGAAACAGCTACTATAATGGAATTACCTTATCATGCGAGATGGTCTATAGACAAAGAATCGGCTCGTGTTCTTAATCTTTACACAGATGTGTCTATTCAGGATGTGGGTAATTCCTATTCTTTGGTTTATAAGCGTCTTGATTCAGATGAGTTGGTTCCGTACAGAACAGGTGTTGGATTCGGAGAGAATGAGGTAGATAAAATAGATCAGGAAGCATTATCTTCTTTGAAAAAAGGAGATAAGGTTAATCTCGAAATAGATGTAAATGATACCTATAATCAGTCTCTTTTTGCCGAATACAATGATGCTGTTCAGTCCGGCGATAAAAAAAGAATAGAATCTGCTGAGAATAAACTGGTGTCCAATATGGTTATCAAGGTCATGAGTGGGAACAGATTCGTTTCTGTTGTAAAAGCTGACACAGGGGGCATAGACGGTATAAGTAAAATAAGAAGAACGGCATTTAACAAGTGGAAGAAGGACGCCGGCCGGTCGGCTACCATCAGCGTCGGCACGCATGTTGTTGCCCAGACTCTTCCCGGAAGACCGGTGTTTAACATGAAGGTAAACGGTCAAGGATATGGCCAGGTAGAAAATCTCCCTATTACCGAAAAAGGTGCTGAAAAAGTATCTGATATCGGATATGTATTAAATGGCAAAGTCGTGCTTAAGAACGGCTCTAAATACACAGGCTTCCCATTTGCTTATTCTATATTAAATGACAAGGGAAATAATTACAAAAATGTAAGAGTTCCGGTAGTTGTTATCAAGGGTAAAAACGGTCTTAATTACCTTTTTCCAGTTAGTCTACGTTCTGTAGAATCAGAGGAAGGACAGAAATGGATTTCTTTTATAGATATGCTGCTTGAATCCGGTGACTCTGAATTGTTGCAGATGGGTCAAGACGATATACAAGATCTTAATGCGTATCTAACCAAATTGGGTCTTGATCCAGCTTCGTATCAAGTATCGTACTTGAATCCTATTTCAGGGCTTAGAAAAGCTCGTGAGGCTATAGAAAAATTATCTACGGTTCCTGATGTTGTTAAGTGGGTAGAAGATGGAAGCAGGAGTGTTAAAGACATTGTGACGTCTGAAGTAGAATCTGGAATAGATTTCGAAGGTGAGATGTTTGTTGCTCCTAAGATCAGGATCCAGTTTGGTAAATCATCTTCCAGACCTAAATCACTTATAGAGGATGATCTTCCTTTCTCTGATGAGGGTAAGACCGTTACTTCTAAGGAAGACGTGGATGTTTATGAAGAGGAAATGCCAGAGGAGGGGACTGTCCGGGAGACTCAGCCGGCGCCATTAGCTCAGCCGGCTCCTGCGGCACAAGCTACGCAGTCTTTACCTGGCAAGAAGCGTACCTCCAGGAAAAATTTCTCTATTATGTTGAGTGAAATAGAATCTCATACAGAAAAAGAGGGATTGCCGCTTTATGCTAATATTTTTGATTTTATAGCAAGGAAGATTGTAGGAGGTGACTTGAGGTTTCTTCGTGAGAGAGGTAATCCTAAAAGTCTTAAGGAGGAAATGGGATTAGAACCTAAAGGAACAGTAGGTGATAAAATATCCACTCCTTCTAAGAAAGGTGGTAAGACCTTAGATGAATACGTTTCTTGGCTTCGTTCTCAAACAGATCAGGTGGTGGTTGATTATGTTGGGCCAAGATATGATGAACAAATTATATCAGAGTTGAAAAACTTTTTGAAATATATTGATTTTGTTCCAAGCAAGGCTTTGAATTATTCTCTTAGAGTCAATGGCATGGATACCCTAAAAGAATATGGCAAAAAAGAGGAAGTAGAAAAAATGGAATCTGATATCAATAGTTTGGTTTCTAAAGTTTTTCCTACGGTGGACAACCAAACTATAGAAGATGTTTCTACTGCAATAAAATCAAACAACTTGCCTGCCATATGGGAGCCCGTGGAAAGCCTTGATATGACAAACGAGGAAAAAATAGAGTTTTTGAATAACGTAGCAGATTTCCTTAGCGGCATACCAGAGTATGATGCTGTCGTGGAGTCTATAGAGTCAGAATCAGATAATATTTTAAATGATGGAAAAGAAGGAAGTGCAGAAGGCGGTGCAGTACGCACTGAGGAAGATGGCGATAAAAAGGGAGATGGAGAAGGCAAAGGACAATCCAGAACAAATGTCGAAGTTAAAGGAAATATCGAATTACCTGGATATGAAGAAGGAAGAGTAGATAACTATAGGAAGAACGGAGATAAGTTCTCTGACATTGCTGAAGTTACTTTATGGTTACTTAGAAGGGCTGCCGGCATAACCTCTATCCCAGAAGGAGAAGAGGTTTATGTAGAGGGAGATGAGGTTAATAGTATTATGACCGATATGGAGTCCAGGTACGGTATAGACACCATCAATCACTCGCATACGACTAAGGCTATAAGGGATCTTAACGGCGTATCAGGTTATAAAGTAGAATACGGCTTAACCTTTTTGACATACGATCCTTTTATTAGGATATCCAATCCAAGGAAAGAATCTAAGGCTGCGAAAGACGAGCCTCGTATATCCGAAGAACCGCTTACTCACATATCAAGGGTAACAACCCCTTATTTCCTGTACGGCGGTGATGAAGCATATACATCTGTTCCGGCTAAGGTAGAACCTATACCGGAGAAGATAATGGGTCGTAATGGCATTAAATTTGGTATGAGTGTAGTCGAGTTAACCAAATTAGGGTACAAAAAAGCTGGTGGAAACTGGATATATAAATTCTATATGAACTCAGGTGTGTATGATTTGTATAATATCAGTACCGGTGAAGCGTTTAGGGTAAAACCGGATCTTGGAGTTAAGATAAGTTCCAGTGCATTCATCCGCTCTTTATCTCAATCTGGTAGAAAAATACAAAATATGATGAGTAATATGAGCCAGGAAGAGATAGATAGAAATAAGAATCTCGTAGAAGGTTCTGATAATTCGGATTCGATAAATGAGTTAAATAAAGAGTGTTGAGTATGAGAAGGAGATTTTTTAATGCTGCGGATAATTTTGTGGGAGGATGTTATAATAAGTTATCCAATGAAGATATAAAAAGGCTTGGAGGAAAAAGACCTTATGTATGTCAGTTTAATAAAATTCATATACATATAGGACCTGTATTAAAAGATCATGATTCTGATGTTAGTTACATAATGTTTAATAGTAATTGGAATTATGGTGGTTATGAATCTATGGTTTATAATCATAGCAATAATGGTATTTTTATATTAGGTGAAAACAAAATTGGTAACATAGAAGATCATATACAAGATCTAACATATTGGTACGAATATGATCCGAGTCTTAATGAAAATTATTGTTATTATTATTATGAAGCTGATAATAGTGGAAATGCTATTAAGTTGAATGGTGAGTTTGGTGATACCAGTACTGTTTTCAACATTCCCAGCTTGGAAGTCACCACTCTTCGTGATGGCAGTTTGAGTTTTCCGGAGATTTATATAGAAGGAATTTGGGATCCGTCATTGTATAAGTCGGTTTTATAATTAACTTTGCAAAAAAGTTAATTACAATGGGTGTCAAATGTCAGATAGAAAAAAAGGAAAATGAAATAAAACGGGTTAAGGCTCCTAACGGGGAGCCTTCCGTTCTTTACGAAAGTGCTTTAAAAGTATTAGGAAACAGCGAGCGGGCTCTTCAGGTATGGGCTAAGGCTTACACTCCTGGTTTTTTGTCGTATTACGGTCATTGGAATAACCCGGCTCCAGGAGAGATGTTTAATACCGATCCCAATGGTGAACCTCTTTTAGAAGACGTGCTGTCGTATATGAAGCGTCAGACTTATTTTGCTGATCCTTTAACGGCTCAGGATGTTAAGGATGTAAGGGATTTCCTTTTGTCTACTCATTATTTTTTCAATGCGTCTTCATTGTCTAATGCTATTCTCTTCGATTTTTATGTAGATGGCAGTTTGATACTGAATGAGCAGAAATTAAGGAGATCCGGTTTGTATGATGAAACAGAAATAAGTCGTATTTTATCCGATCCTTCTGTTTTAAACGAGGTTTCGACTTCCATGAGAAAGTTAATAGATTCTTCTATTAACGAACATGATAGGGAAAAAGATAATTATTTTATGTCTATTGACTATCAGTATGGTCCTATTGTTTACAAGGAGGGAGTGTTTAACCAATTTGGTAAAAAGGTACCATATAATCCTTCTGAGCTTTATTATGCTATGCGTAAAACAGTAGCCGGCATAAAAAACTTTTCTGAATTTTCATCTGCTTTTGAATCGTTGAGAAATTCATATCCTGAACTGGTTGAGAAATTCGTTTCTGATAAAGAATTTGCCGAATCTATGTTTGATGAGTTCTCATCTACGAATAAGATTCCGGTAATAAACATAGAAGGGGATGATGTGGTAGAAGGCAAGAGAAGATCCTTGTCTAAGTTACAAGATCTGTCTTATTACAATCCTGGCAAAATAGAGTTCCTAAGAGCTCGTATATCGGCTTATTTACATAGGGCTAATGCCGACACCGAATCCGATTTAAGAAGCATGATATGGGATATAGAAGAGGCTTGTACGTGGTTTGGCATAGATATAATAGGGACATCGAAAACTTATGATGGCACAGAAGAATCTTTGAATAAGATAGATAATTTGATGCTGGATCTTGATATTTATGTGGCCAGGCATAATGATGTAAATTATGCTCCAACGCTGGCATCTTCTATAGATGATGTTCTTGGTGATAGTACAGACTATTATTTTGGATTATTGCCGGAGTATATGGATAATTTGAATATCGTTTATTCTGAATCAAATATAGACCCAGTAGAAGCATTTGAGAAGCATTCATTGCTTAAGGTAGGAGATAATCTATATCAAAGGATCAGCAAAGATGATCTTAACGAGATGTATCAAATATCAACAGTATTAGCCAAGCACAACCTAACTCATTTTTCTACTAAAATATATCCTGAATCTTGTTTTAAGAACGGCGTTTTGGATAAAGAGAAAGTACGGAACGTAGATAATAATACGCTCATGGATTCCATTAAAAAATACGTCAGATCGTTCATGGATTCTCAGAACACAGAGGACATGATAATGACCAGGATGGCGTTTGGACACCCGGCGGTACTTGACGTTCCTTACGTGGATGTGGATCGGGAGTATAGTCGATACATGAACAAAAAACAAGATAGCGAAAACCCATTATCCTTATTCGATTTATACCAATCTTACCTTGACAACAAACTCCATAAAACAAAATTATATGATAATGCCTATAAGTATCTTGACTTCAAACCTGGTCCATCTTTGGGTCTTATTTCTGATGATCCTGATATTTTGAAATCAATAGAATTATCTTTATCTGGAAAAGACAGGTTGATGTTGTTTGATTATAGCATGACCAGTACCGACCCTTCTTTATCAGAATTGTTTTATTTGGAGAGGTATGACCCTTCGTATGCTGGGAATGATTTTGAACACTATTTTTACACCAGGCACCCGTATTTGTTAAAAGAAAAATCGGGTTCTAATATCGTAGAGCAAGATGGTGTTATAACAGCAGAAGGTATTTATGATAATTTTATAAGAGTAGGTAATAAGATATGGTCTAAAGTAAGCGAGAGTAGTTCCGGCTCTATCTACCAAAATCTGACAGGAACCGAATCGGAGGTGAAATACGATTCTACTCAGAAGGCTAAGACGGTAGAAACTGATTACGCTCCATACCAAAACAGATCTGGCTTGACGCAAGACATGACCGTAAGTAAGTCTGAATTGGATGATCTTAACAAATTGGAATGCAGGTAATTTTTGTATATATATATAGTTTTTTCATAGTTATAATTTGGGAAGTGAGGCTTGTGAAAGTCTCACTTTTCTTATATATGCACGTATATCAATAACATACAAGAAAAGTTAGATTTTCATTGTTTATGAATTATTTTTGTTAAGTTTGCAATATTAGTTTCAGGAAGGGATTATGGAAATAAGGAAAAAGTAAGAACCGAACGTAACTAATAACAGTAGGAAATGAGAATCAGTACCATCAAACGTAACAACAGCATTCATCTTATGTATAAAAACATTATGAATGATTTAGGTCAATTAAGAACTGTAGTTTCAAAATCCTATATTTATAATCTGATACAAAATCAAACCGGATTAAGTATCAGAACTATATCCCATGTACTTAACCATACCAAAGAACAGGATACGGATTCTTTGTGAAAAGCATGTATTTTCATACATTTGTTCGTTCTTTAGTTTTAGTAGGGAAAAGTTTTTCATGGTATTTTAGTTTAGATTAGTTGAGGCAGGATTCGCAGTGATGCGGATCCTGTTTTGATTTACAGCGCTTTACCCAAAAAAGGAAAAGCGAAAGTTGCTGATTATCAATTTTTCCCCATAAATGGGGAAAACTACTCGTTGTATATTATATTTCCGTTTTTACTGAAAATCCTTCCATTTTATCGGAAACAAACTCAGCCTTGTTCCACCCTGCAATCATGATCTTTGTTACGTGCTTCATGCACGTATGTTTAACAATTAAATACTATAAAATTATGGGTGGTGATAAAATCGTCCTTTTAGATGGAGCCGGGGCTAACGGTGGTGGTGCAGCCACTAACGGTCTTCTTTCAATGATTCCCGGCATGTTTGCTAATTTGATAGGTGGTAATAAAATGGATCCGAATCTGGTGGCGGCTTTGATGAACGGTCGTAACAACCAGGACGGTTTCGGTGGGGCTAACGGTTGGTGGCTCTGGATAATTGTTTTGTTCTGGCTGTGGGGTGGACGCGGCTTCGGTAACGGTTTTGGAAATGGCGGTGATTGTTGCGCCAATGGTTTGCCGGCTCAGTTGAATAACGATTACGGTCGTGAACTTTTGATGCAGGCAATTCAAGGTAATCGTAGCGCCATAGATCAGATTGCTTCTGCTTTGAACTGTTCTACTACTCAACTTCAGAACGCTATCTGCAACGTACAGGGTGCTATTGATAAAGTAGCTGGTCAGGTAGGTATGACTTCTCAGGCTGTTATCAACGCAGTTCAACAACAAGGTTGTGAAATAGGAAATCAAATCAGCTCTTGCTGCTGCAATCTGAGTTCGTTGATCAATCAAAGCACTTGCCAGACTCAGGGAATGATTACTCAGCAAGGTTTTGATAACCAGCTTCGCACGTTGGAACAAACCAATATCTTGCAGAATGGTCTCAACCAAGGTCTGGCTAACAATCGTGAGCAAGCTACAAGCCAATTCAATATCTTGTCTGCGAAACTTGACGCCCAAACCGTTATGATCAACGACAAATTCTGTCAGTTGGAAATGAGGGAGATGCAGAACACTATTGCTCAACTTCGTGAAGAAAAAGCGGCTTTGACAGCTTCGGCATTATCTCAGCAACAAACCCAGAATATCGTTGGTCAATTACGCCCGACGGCCGTCCCGGCCTACCCCTCTTGTTCTCCTTACCAGGCTTATACTTGGGGACAGGTATTCGGAGGAGGTTGCTGTAATAACGGATGCGGATGTAACAACGGATGTTGCAATAACAACGCTGCTGTCTGATTTTATTAAGAAAGGAGGCTAATATGGCTTGTGTTTCTAAAATAGGATCGTTGTATGAGATGGTTACGAAGAATGTTATTGTCAGTACGACAAATACAGTCTTCGGTATTAACCCACGGGCTTGGATCGCCCTTCCGTGTGAGGGTCTTATCCTTCTTAAGATAAGGCAAGTAGTCCCCACAGCCGGAAGTGCTCTACCGGTACAGATTGCGGTCCCGGCAAACAGCACAGTTTCAACAGTAGGAGCCGACACCTGTTGCTCGGTTACGGGAGTGAATGTCGTGAACCCTATTAACGTAGCTGTAACGGGTGCTGCTATGGTAAATGGCACAGAACGCCTTCTGTACTTCAATAAAGTTCGTGGCGTGTTAAGATTAATGGATTGCTGTGTTCCAGTAGCGGCAGCCCAGGCGTCTGAAGTTAAAGCAGGTAAATGATTTCAGTAGGGTGATGGAGATCATCACCCTATTTTCACCTAAATAATATTTTGATCATGTTTTCAGATTTGAAGAAGGGGTTTCAGGTACATACCCTTGATACTAATACAGTACCTAAATACGAATTGGGAAAGGTAGTAGCCGTATCCGAACCCAGGTATCTTCCTCCTCAGCCGGGTCAGTATCAGGCGATGCAGACCCGCGTGGTGGATCTGACGGTAGAGCTCACTGGCGAAACCAAGACCTATACGGTCCCGGAATCCCAAAATGTGGCTAAGGCTATGGGTATAACATTATCTACCAGCATAGATCCGATTATGAACGAACTGAATGCTATAAAAAGCACCAGTCAAGACATAATAGACAGCGTAGATACCCATCGTGCCAAGATAGAGGCTTGTGAATCTATATTAGAAGACATCAATCCGGCATTCAAACAAACGAGAGAGCAGGATCGTAAAATAGCTGGTATAGAAAATAAGGTGAATGACCTTACTGATTCATTCGAAGATTTAAAGAAGTTAATTGTAGAACGTTTGAAATAAGTATAATATGATAGTATATGATTTAAATTCAGGACACAGAGAATATCCTGGATATGATGAGATAGAAGACAGGCGAGGTGGAGGCAGAGGCAGAAGCCGTCGTTCTGATGGGACGTACATGGAGTACGGACATGGGTTCCTTCCTCCTTATGATCATTACGGTATGCATGAGAAGATGAAGGAAATGGAAGAACGCGAAAACGAGCTGGAAGAAAGGGAAAGAAGGCTCGAAGAGCGCGAACGTCGTCATGAAATGGAGGACCGGGAATACCGGAGGATGGGTTACGAATCCTACCCGACCGATTACTATGGAGACGACAGATACTACGGTGACGGACCTCAGATGCGTAGAGGTCGCGGACGTGGCAGAGGTCGTTCTTATTGAGGAGCAGACGCAGAGGATCCAGCTTATCAGAAATATGTAGATACTTACGGCTACCATTTTTCTAATGCTCTCGCTGATGAGGCGGTAAAGAAGATGGTCAACGTCGATGGATCCAAGAGGATCTGGAAGCAGCCGGAAATAAAAGATATTTTTGAAAAGTGCGGAGCGAAGAAGCCGGATAAAGCGACATGGGGCGATGTCCAATATGTCTTTGCAATGTACTATTCGGATGGTTTTCCGAAGGTCTTCAAATGTGAGAACGAGTTGGTGAAAGCTACGTTAATGTATTTGGATGATCCGGATGCTCCCGAAGGAGTAGCCTTTATAAGATGGCTTGCCGTGCAAGATTACCTCGGCGAAAAAATAAACTGGAAGGATCTGACCTGAGATCCAGATCCAGGTCCTTCCGGTGGTGCGGGAGCCATAGTAAAAAATATGATTCCCGCATTCCCGTTTTTCCCGTTTGGAAAAAAAGGAATAAAAATATTATACCGGTCGGCGGGCAATAGAATACCCGTGGCCGGTTTGTTTCACATAACTTTTTTTTGGATATGAATATAGCACACGAATCTAAATCGAATAAAACCCCATTGTATTTAATAGGAGAGTTGATTGGCGTACCGAATACGGTTATGGACTCAGCATTGCATGAACTGAAAGATAGAATAGACAAAGACCCTAAATATAAAGATGTTAAAAATTGGCTCGAATCTTTACCCAAGATCTGAACCTATTTTTCTCAATACCAGGCCCGATGCGATTTTAACGTATCGGGTTTTTATTTTAATTCATATTGTTTTATTTTAAATCTAATTAATTTATAAATGTCGTACTTTTGTTGAAAAAGTATTTTTTATGGAAAATAAGGAAGATTACGTTGGTTACGAAGATCAAGAACTGTGTAACCGGTATTACAAAGAGGCCGAAGCCATGAGGCAAAAGCAGGACTGGTCTCGGCTTAGGGCTGTCCCTGCTCCGGCCAAGGGAACGCCATCGCCCGGCTGGGGTCAGCTTGGACGTGGAAATGAAGTTCGTGTCAAGTACGTTAGCATCAATTCAGGATTGGGAGGAGACAGATTATGACCGTAGAAGAATTAGCTAATAAAAGATACGGTGGCGAATTTGTTTTCATGTTTGGTCATCTTGAAGGTAGAACAAGATTCGTTTTTGAATGCTTTGATCCCAGACCTGATCACGAAGGTAAAAACACTTACATGGTTTCCTATTTTGAAAAGGGACTTCATAGAAGAGATGTGGTAGATGTGCCGTGTTATATGAATGTTTTGCCAAAATCATGAAAACACTACTTTTAAATGTACCTGTATTTTCCGGTAAGATTATTTCTCCTATATGGATTAAGGCTGTAAGAGATTTTCAATCCAGACCGAAGGAAGAAAGAGACTCGTATTGTTCGGTTTGTGGATGTACAGGAGGGTGTAACCTGTGCGATGATATAAGTAAATATAGGATTTATGAACAATTAAAATATTACAAATAATGGAATTAAAAGATTTTAAAGATGTAATTAGAGTGATGACAAAAGAAGAGTTCGAATCAACAATCAATGAAGATATTAAATTCGTTGAAAGATTAAAGCATTTTTTTAAACATGATGATGCTACGAGGATAGTAGAACACATCAAGTCCGTGTTAGAAGCATCAGTAGATTACTACTATTCTAATCATCCTGAAGTAGAATTTGAAAAAGATTTTAATATACAATACGATGTCAATAATATCTTGAACAAATACGGCCACACCGAAATGGGTATGTATAAAATACAGCTCTATATAGAGAATATTTTGGGTAGTATTCAAAACAAGAAGCCTGTAGACGTGGGAGAAGTCTCTGACGGATACCACACTTTCAATGAATTGTATCGGTATCGCATGTTGTATAACGCTGCCTTCTTTAATTTATTAGCCAGAAACGGACAGGTTGAAGTTTGCAAATCAAGGAGACACAGCGACGGAGAAAAATGCTTCGGTTCTGATGATTGGTTTATTGTGATGGCAATGTTACCCACTGGTCAGGTGTCTAATCACTATGAAAGCAAGTACTGGGATTTGTTTGATGTTCCTGAGAGAGAAACCGCTTTCGAATACGATGGCCATACACCAAATGAAGCCGCAGACAGACTTGAACAGTATCTTTTTCGAAAGAAATCGGGTTTAACATTTGAAGAAGCTTTTAAATTTTTGAAAAATGGTAATAATATCAAAAGGCATGGGTGGAAAAATGAACATCTTGATGCTTTTAGAAAAAGTGGTGTTAGCTCAATTCATGTGGAAAAGTCATTGATCATAATTATAAATGAAGAAACACGGAGGCTGACATCGTGGAATCCAAGTATAGAAGATATATCGTCGAATGACTGGGAGGTTGTGAAATGAGTTTGTTTGTTTGTTCACGATGTGGCTGTATAGATAATACAGCCACATCGTGTTACTGGGCTCTTACAAGACCTTGTAAGAATCGTATTTACGATAAGTCGCTAAAGGGATATGAAGGCAAGCCTCTTTGTTCTGAATGTGCCGCTATTGAATATAGTAAGGGAGGCGAAGTGGTGGTAGTTCCTGGAACGTGGCATGGTAAGTTCAAGAAAGAATGGCCTACTGAAGAAGAAAAGAAACATATTGGTAAAAACGGAATATTAAATTTATAGTCATGTGCAATAAAGAAATCGTGATATGCGCGGCCATCTGGGTACAGGACGACAAGAAACGTCCCTATCAGCCCACCAATATACCATCCGGTACCGTGTTCTGTGGATTGAGACACCCCTCTATACTATCTCAACTTGCGGCATACGGTATAGCCCATAAAAACCGCAGTGTTCAAGGATTTTTGACAAGCAAGAATCGGTTTTTAACAAGAGAGGAGGCATCTGAACTTGTTAGAAACAATAATCAGGAAATGGTAGTAGATAGGAGTGCCATTAGAGAACAATTGTATTCAGAAGATCTATATTAACTAAAAAACAAAATAACATGGGGTTTAAAATCAAAAAGTCAATCACTTATGATATGATGGACGACAGTCGGGTAGAGTACGAATTTGATAATACCAAGGATTTTGATTATATTACATTTAAGGGTGATGGCAAAGAGTCTTTTTCATTTAACGCAATCCTTGTTAAACAATTAATTGAAACATTTGAAATCATGTTGCAGGATATATATTCTGATAATTATAAGCTTAAGGTTTATGCTGGTAATTGCATAGCTCAATTGAACGTAAATCCAAAGGACTCAAGTGAATCCTTTTTTGACGTATATGATAAAGATGAAACGAAACTGATATATGGAATAGAGATCGGTATTCTGAAAGAAATGTTTGGCATATGATTACTAAACAAGATATACAAGCAGCAGCATCGTATATTTTCCGAAGCAGTTTTGTCTCAGAAGACCAGGCAAGGAAAGTAACGATAAGAGCCGGTAATAACGCTACCAAGAACCTTGTCAAGACCTTCAGAGGAAAGTTGTTCAAGAAGGCTTTTGGAAGAGCTCGTAGAGGAAAGGATATCAGTTCTTTTGAAAGACAAGAAAAAGAAAGTGGTTTTAATTTTCTTTATAATCCTAATAATGGTCGTATGCGAAGCGGTCATATTATAATAGACGGAATTGGTCTGTTTAAACAAATAATAGAGTCGGGTACGTAAGTTATCCGACTTTTTTATATATTTGTGGCATGGCAAGAGGTTATTATTGGATACCACAAACAGATGAAACGTTAAATGGCAGAAGCTATTACGTAACTAAGGTAGTAGGAGATATAGTGTTTGATACTAAACGAAAAAGAATAGTGTTTCAAACTACCAGGTATTTCCCAGTAGGCTCCGTATTCCATTTTACTCACAACTGTTTTAAATACGTCATAACCTGCCGACTTCGTAAGCCTGGGCTGTGGTATGAGGCAAGGAGGGAAGACTGCGGACCTATTGGACCGGATGATGTGGAAAGGTTCGAATCAGGAAGGTTTATTCATAGAAATGGGTACAAATACAATGCATAAGCGTAACTTGACGATTTTTCGTCAGATTATAATTTTTTTTCATATTATTTTTAAGCCATCAGACTGAGAAGTTAGGTGGCTTTATTTTTTATGATATGCTTGATTTTTAACTACCTTTGTCTCATAACAAAAATGTTTTACTATGACATCAACGTGTATTATTAAAAGAGATAATAAAAATAAAGTTGTTTCTGTCTCTACCAGATCAGGGGACAGGTCTATGTTGTTTGATAAAATAGCATCTATTCCTCTTATGGAGAATAGGGAACGGGCTACTACTGTTTTTAAAACCGTATTTTCTAATAAGTTCTTAAAGGCTTTTGGTGACTGGAGAAGGAATGTGCCTATCAACAAACAGGCTTACAATAAGGTAAAATCTAACATCGGCCTTATTCCAGAGACCTATAGAGAAAGGGTGCTGGATAAGGCTTCTAAGATGAGCAACCCTATTCTTGTGTCGAAATCAGATGCACCTTATGGGATTCAAGAATCAGGCTTTGGATTTTATAGCCAAGATCTGGGTGATAATATTATGTTGGTGGATGCTATGGTTCCGTCAAGTATCTCCGTGCCGGAAGAACCAGGAATAGACTCAGGGCAGTATCTACAAGATGCTATATCTTCGGACTTCACTCCCGTATCTATGGTACAGGATAATGATGTTAATTATATGGTTATAAAATACGGTCTTAAGATATTTAGTCCAGAAGAGCTACCAGAAACAGATTCTAATCCTGTGGGTGTAACGTATCAGACTGGAGAACCTCGTTTGTTTTTTATGAATGATCGTAATCAATTATTTGAAGATTACGGAGAAGCTCTTCGCTCTGGCGGGAATGATATCAGAATAGGATTCTTATCAGGCATCGTTCAAGAATCTACCGTGGATGGAGTGGCAGACATTACTTACAAGGCTGGAAAGTATGTTCTTAATAATCCCAAGTCTTTTATACCGGTCATGACCGCTTCTGCTTCTACTTCTTTATCAACAAAAGGCGGTATAATTAACTACCTTATAAAGAAAGGTCTTTTGTCCGGATCCAAGATATTCGATCCGGAAACAAGAAGCTATTATATTACAGGAGAAGGACATACAGGACAAATTAGACTTTTCAATTCAGCCTTATCCTACACTGAGCTCCGTAATCATTTTGGTTCCGATGTTTCCATGAACGACCAGGGTATGATAACCATAAATTCATTGGATAATAGTAAGGTAACTATGAGACTCGCCACCGGAGGAACAGAAAGAGTTAGCAAGGAGCAGATAAAGAGCGATCTTAAGTCTGGAAGATACAATGAATTGGATGCTAAATACGATCACTTTGATGCGCTTGTAGTTTCATTTATATTAGAAGACAATGATCTTTATGCTGATACTAAAGCTAAGATAGTATCGGATTATAGCCAAGAGGAACGTAATCAACGAAATTCTATTGTTGAGATACTGAAAACGCTGGGCGTTAGTGTCGTTGGCATGACCGATTATATAGAGAAGTACCAAACTAAATACGGACACGAACCTTCTGCTAAGGCATTGGCGGATATTGCCAATAACGTAATAGCAGTCGGTGAAGATGCTACTTTGTCTGACTTAGTAGAAGAAACAGCACACTTTCTCGTAGAGGCGTACAGAGATCAGAATGCTGTTGAATCTGTTTTGCAAGATGTAGAAGGCACTGAAGAATGGAATCAGTATGCAGGTCAGTATTATAATACATACGGTAAGGTATATGAAGGCTCTGAACTTGATAATGCTGTTAGGAGAGAAATTCTTGGAAAGATCCTCGCCAGGGAGATGCAGACCGGCACAGCACAGGCGCCGGTAGAGCCCACCTCCTTCCTGGGGCGCGTCCGGCAGCTTCTCTCTGGAATTGTAAACTGGCTTAAATCAGCTTTATCAACCCAAAGACAGGATTTGAATAACGTTATTAAAAATATTCGTGATCTTGCTATTACCGACATAGATAAAGGATTTGATACTTCTCTTTTGAAGGATAATGATTTTACATTATATTCCCTTTCTTCTATGAAGAAGAACAAGTTTCTTGAGTCTAAGATCCGGGCATTGAGAAAAACGTTAAGAGACTTACGTCAGATAAGCTCTGATAGGGCTGTAACTACGTCTATGACCCTTGCCCAGCTTAAGACCATAGAAGATAAGATAAATAAGGTAGAGACCGAAATAGACAAGAATGAGATGGCGGCCGCCATGAACAGCATGATCTCCACAGCCGAAGCTCAGGTTAGATACTTAAGCAACGTAGTAAATACTATCCTTCATGGTGATACCAAAGACGGTAAGCTTCATTTCAATACCAATGATCGAAAGAACGTAGATATTATCAACAACCAGGTCTTCCGATCATGAACGATCTTCGAGGATATATCCGTAACAGAAGTACCGAATTTGATGAGCGTGAAAAGCAGGATTATACAAATAGGATCAATACCGTCATTGCCGACATCAACGGTATTCAGTCTGATATTAAATCAGTACAAGATCTTGATGAAAGTACGTTGCTTGATAAGTTAATGAACGAACTTCATGTGCCGGCAGATAAGGTAAAGAGAGTAAAAGAGTTCTTTGATAAGGTTCAACATGATGTGTCCTGGATAAGTAGGTGGTTTGGTATATTAGAACATTCCTCCAGCCCGTTCAATAACGCTCTTGGAGCTATGATTGCCAAAGACAATTACAATGCGATGGTGAATGCCCAGCCCGCCATATCCGACTTCCTGGCATATGCGAAAAAGCATGGTTTTAACAAATCTGAATTTGAAAAACTGCTTCAGAAAGTAGACGGAAAAACTTCTAATTATCTTCGTAGTGCTCTTGATATGGCTAAATACGATCGTAATAAGAAGCTGGCGCAGATGCGAGCGTTTGCGACCGCCATGAACATAGAGATATCAGAAGAAGAAATCAATGATGTGGTTGACAATAACCGTAATTACGTATTTAAAAGAGAAGTAGTTGACAAGGACGGAAATACGGTTACTGAGAACGCTAAATTTAAACCGTCGTCCGATAGGGTTAATACCGATATTTTTACCATCGAGCAGGAAAAGATTTATACAGAACAGATGGAGAAGTGGGATGCTGAAAATTCAGAACTGGAATTTAGTGAAAGTTATGCCACAAGAATGGAATCCATATACAAAAAGGCCGAAGAAGAATTAGGGCATCCGGTTTCTCAAACAACCAAAGAATACCTTAATGCTCTTTCTCGGCAGAAGCGGATATTGAGGCAGCCTTTTATTGATAGCGGTGGTAATTTTGATGAGGTTGCTTACTATAAGAGTAGTAACTACGAAGAAGAAGGACTGCTTCGTAAACAACGTAAGGAAGCAGCTTCAGAATACATATACGTAGGAACCAGGAGAGTAGATAAAACCGGTGATCAACTCAAGATGGCTAAAGAAATACAAGCCATAAATGAAGTTTGGAGAAAAGAATCAAATAATGTCACTAATGCCGTATCAGAATCATTTCTGCAAAAATTGAGAACTATTCAGCGTGAATCTGGAGGAGAAGCTGCGCTGAAGACACTTATGTTGGGGGGTCACCTGTCATTCAACGATCGGTTTTGGAATGACGTAGAATCAGAACAATCGGCGCGTACCGAATCAAATAACAAGGCTTCGTATCTTAAAATGGCACAAGACATCATTAGTTCTACGACAAGTGATAGAGATGCAACTGACGTGGATTCGATTGTAAAAGATATAGAAAAAAATAAGGCCATTATCAAGGAAATAATCGGAAACAACCGAGATGTGGCTGATATCGGAGAAATTAATGAAGCGACATTTACCTCATCTGAAAGAGATGCTTTTAGGGCCGCATCTGAAGCTATTGAAGCCGATTACGCTATTTTGATAGATTATGCTAAGATGGTGGGTCTTGAAGATATTGATAAGTACCTTACTAAAAGCAGTAAGGCTGAAAACGAAGTAAATCAGTCTTATTTAAATGCTCTTGCTGACTCCAAGGAAGTGGAATGGAAGTTTGTGCAACGTCATACTACGGCAAAGAAAGCAAAAAGGATTCAGGCTTTAAGGGATAAGTTATTCAAAGCTGCTGATAACCGGCATCTGTTTACCGTATCTGAAACCAACTACTTGTCAGAAAAGCTTGGAATAAGCAAAGAATTAGACGGTAGAGATTTTAGGAATGCCGTCAATGCTAAGATGGCCAGCTTGTTTTTAAATAACACAAGAGAATCAGGTATAGAAGAAGCTAATGCGGTCGTTAATGAATTTGCCAGGAGCCAGGTCTTTTCATACTATAAACGCATGGCACCTACCGGATATGCGGCTATGATCGACAAAATTGGTCGAGGTGAGATAGATGTGGCGCAGATGGTTAAAGACGTACAGAACGGAACATCCACCCAAGATTACGGTATGGACATATCATACCTGTCTTTTGACCCTGCAAGGGCATGGGTGGCTGAATCTGAAGCCGAAAATAGCGGCCGTAATCCTGATTATGTAAAAGATCATGGGTATGGTCATCGCATGCCCAAGAAAAGCCTGTATCGTGATGAATCGTATTTTAATGACTTTGGTATCAAGTATGATGCTGACGGTAATGAGGTCGCTACTAAAAACGTAGAGCAGTGGAATATGATTCAAAAACTCAAGGAAATAAAAAGACAATCCCTTGATCTATACAAAGAGCAGAGCCCGAACCTGTATGCTATTCCACAGATATCAAAACAAGACATAGAACGTGTAGAAGGATTGGGTATTAACTTCAAAAATACGGTTCGTAATTTTGTATCAGATCTCTGCCTGGACAGAGTAGACGATTCTCTATACGGTAAAACCAGACAAGGGGAAGTATATGATCCGGAAGATAGGGTTCGGTCCATACCTAAATACTACATATATGAATTAGAGAACCAAGATGACGTATCTCATGATTTTGGTTACTCTTATTCGATGCTTATGATGCAATCATCATTATACAACGAAAAGCAGAAATCTATAGAGCTTGCCCAAGGACTGGAGCAGATGTTACTGAATAAGCAATTTGAAGGCGGTAAGAAAGCTGAAGCAACCCAAGCATATCAGATGTTCAGGGACTTCTTCAATGACCATTATTATGGCATTAGGATGAACACCAAAAAACTTACGGTGAACATCGGTGGGTACACAGTAGACCTTACCAGGATAATGATGGCCGTTGAAAGATTTATGTCGGTTATGAACCTGGCGCTGTCCCCGTTTGTGGCAGCTACCGGCGCCCTTACAGGTCATATCAACCTCATCATGGAATCTGCCGTAGGACAGTATATAAGCAAAGACTCCCTTAAATACGCATCGGCTGAATTTTCACGCCTTGCTCCATCTTGTATAGCAGAAACCGGAGACATAGATAGGAAAAGCAAATTATATGTCATAGGTGAGAGAATGGGGATATTCAATATCCGAAATCGTATGTATGGTGCCGGATATAATAGAGTGGCCAGGACCTTAATGCGTTCACCTATGTATGCTTTTATGGAAATCCTGAACTACCCTCTTGATCCGCAGGTTATGATTGCTACTATGGACAATGTTCGTTATTACAAAGGCCGGTTCTACACGTTCCAAGATTTCAAGATGGAAAAAGAACGCAATAAAGAACAGAGTACCATAAAAAGAGAATGGAACGCATTAAAAGATCGTACTTTATGGAGTATGGTAGACGTCGTGGATGGGAAGGTGGTTGTAAAGCCAGGATCGGGTGTTACTGTTGAGGAAGTAGAAACCCAGATGGCTATAACCAGAAATCAAGTTCGTAGCTTGTCGCAGATATGCAACGGATCTTTGAATGAAGAAAACCGAACTGCCGCATCGCGCAACTGGATAGCCAGGTTCATGACCGCCCACCGAGGATGGTTGGTGCTGTCGGCTCAACGTCTGTGGAAAAGACGTGGCTTCAATTTCCAGACAATGCAAGAAGAGGAAGGGTTGTCAATTACGTTAAAGAATATGATAGCCAAAACATTTAGCCTGACTTCCGAGTCTGGTATGAAAAACATCATAGATGCCTGGAATGAAAATAAAGACAATATGAATGAGGTAGAAAAAACCAATCTCAAACGTCTCAGTGTCTATGCCGGCACGTTCCTTATCATGCAGGCCGTATCTATGCTTCTTGCCGGATGGCGTGATGATGATGAAAACGAAGAAAGTTGGCTTACTCAATTTGGATCCTATGTCGGATTCAGAACCATAAACGAAATAGCTTCACAGATGCCGTTTATTATGGAGCTTAACGTGGTAGATATCATTAACGATCCGTTTGTTATGGGGCGAAAACTGAAGGATCTTACCGATCTTAGGAATTATTCACTTGATAAAGTAACATCCGGTACATACAAGGGAGAGTCTAAGTTATTTAGGCAACTCGCCAAACAGACGTTTATCAAACAATGGTATAATATCAAGACGCCGGAAGACGTAGCGCGCGCCTATAATTGGTGGCAGCAGACGAACAACAAGTCAATGATGTTCTTCATCGGCGCTACTCCTGATTCGGAAGGGGACGATGATGTTAGCTACAAGTAGACGAAGAATATCGGACTTGCATTGTTTTTGTATGATTCCAATATGTTATATTAGCATCGTCAAAGAGTAGATTGTACGTTTTTTGTTCTTACTTGAAAGATTATGTAGGTTTAATTTTTTCTGAAATTGTTTTCTTACCGGTTCTCAGTCAGAGATGATAGGGAACCGGTTTCTTTTATGTTGTCAATTATTGCTATCTTGCAAACAAAAATCATGAGACGAAGATTTCAAATAGGGATGGGGGTAAATCCCTCGCTTATAATCAATAAAGGCATATACATCCAACATGTAGATGGAGGATTATATACAAAAGAAAATTGGTCTAATAAAGGATATTCCAATGATCTATGCAATGGAATAGCTCTTGTAGATAAAGTGTGTTTTGTTATAGCCACCGAATATATTGGCACATTTCGTTGGGGTAAGGATGGAGAAATAGACAATATATTTGCACAAGATAGTTCTCATATGGGAACTATTAAAAAGGATTATTGGGGGCGTGAAAATCAGAATGCGTATCTTGAATATGATACCAGTAATACAGATTACGCTTTTAATAAAGCTAATAGCTATTTATTTAAAAATGGTCAAAATGGATATGTAGGTGGCGCCGGAGAGTTTTTTTTGATATCATTGTATGCTAATGAAATAAACGAATGCCTTTTAATGGTAGGAGGTACGATAATGAGTAATAGAATGTGGACATCCACTCGAAATGAAAAATTTTCCTATTCGTGGTATTATGATATAAACATCCAAGGAGATCATTTGGATACAGGTTCAAGGGGTAGTTCACATTATGTCCGTCCTTTTACTGAATTAATTTTATAAAATTATGAGAAGAAGATTTGAAAATATTAATACAGTTGCTGGCGGCAAGATCCCTGTTTTTGCTTGTTCGATTTCGGCCCCTACAACCACATGGCGAAATCCTGTACCTATTCTTGGTTGTAGATACCGATCTAATGGAGCAACTATGGCGGCTTCCTATGTTTTAGATGAAATTAATAATAGCAAGGTATGTACGATGGGCGGTAATCCTATAAATTGTACGATATCAAATTCTGGACAATATATCCAGGCTTACTTTAATGAAGGATCGGTAACAGGTGATATTATGTTACAGTTTACGATTGGAGACGTTTTTTATTATTTCTTTATTACAGAAGGATCCAATCAAGTACCTCAACTGAAATTAAGTCCAAGTACTCACCTTATTCATTCAATATATAAGATAAGTACAATTGGCAGCTTTGTTCCTATTGACACCTATGTAGAATTATAATAAAAGATATAAAATAGTACTAAAATGTATTAGTATAAGATAAGACGGTTATTAATCATATATTACAATAATCCCCAACCGTACACCTATTGTATGGCCGGGGATTATTGTAGTTACCATCTTCTCTTGTAACAAGAGTCCACTACCTTTACCTTTTCTTCTTTGTTCTTACCATAATTAAATTCATACGCATCTTCGAATGAATAAAAAACAGCATAACGCGCCATGCCAAACATATCGTATTTTATTCCGTTTTTCCATTTCCCAAAAATGTTTTGATATTGGCACCAATATTCTACCTCCCCATTAGTTGATTTCCTTTCAACTATTCTAAGAAGAATATGAAATAAGTTCCTAAGCATCAACTTCATGACCTTCCCTATCTGTGAAAACTAAACCAATACCTTCTATAATATATCCTACTACAGGGGCTTTGTCAAATTCCTCCTTCGTAGCCCAAGTAGCATTATCAGGCATCAGATCCTTAAATGCATCCGAAACATCACCCTGACACCAGCAATTGTTTGATGCAACAATACCCTTCCCTTCGATATTGATATACATTTTTCTTCCACCACATCCAAGGCTATTCCATCCTCTTGGCACGTTTTCCACCATAGGTTTAAGAACCCAGCTTTCACCGTCTATCCTAACCCATCCAGGATCGTCTTTGTGCTTGTCGTACATATTTTGCCAAAAAGAGCATTCGTAGCACCATCCCTTGTCTTCCATGATAGTTCTTATCTCACACCTTTCAAATCCATCTGCATCCATCGTGTGCGGAGAATGAGGCTGGTGAGGGGTGCCACATTTTGGGCATACGAGTTTTAAATTATTTTCCATATTATTTCACTTTTACGATCTTAATAGAATCTCCGATATTGTATTCCCCTTGGCGTCCAATGAATTTGATGTATTTGGTACCACGAACACATGTAATGCCATTATCTTCTCCTTTGTATAACACACGCCCATCATTCAAAGGTTCTAAATTATATATAACCCATCCAGTATTAACATTGTCAATATCACATGATGACAATAACAATATTATCAATAAAATAAAGTACTTCATAATCACATCCCAATATCATTAACACAAAAATTTATAACCTGGTTTTACCGCTTCCGCTTCTTCTTTTGTATCAAACATTAAGGTAGTAACGGCTCCCATGCCATAACAAATGTAAGATACTTTCACCCACCACCTGAAAATTCCCGATCCGTAATCATCATAATATGGTTCGGAAAGAACCTCTTCTACGTACCCATCTAAGTAATTCATGATCGTTCCTCCTTATTTTTAGATTCTGCCTCTTCGAGTATGCTAATTACCTTATCGACAATATTCGAATCAGACATTTTCTCAATAAAAACATCCATCGCCTTAGTTATGTCATTGGCTTCTTTTTCTTCAAGAGCTATTTCTCCACCGGTAATAGCATCAGATAATGATGTAGATAAGTGTCTTATCTTATCAATGCTCATAAACGTAAATGGATTACCACCCAAGCCTCCACCCATTTCTTTCATGATCTGATATCCACCTGAGATAAGTCTGCCTGATGTCGTGGCCAAGGAGGATACGATTAGGGACAGTACCGCCGCTTCCGTCCGCTCCTCGGACACGCCCTTCGACCACACGGCTGCCCTTATAGCGCCGGCCAGGTCGTCTATGTATGGCATGAGGCAATCTTCCATCGCTTGTGTTATATCAGCTATAACCCCACTACGCTCTTTATTTATGTAGTAGATAGAAGCATTGTACCTCTTTATCTCTTTGTCCATGTCATTTAAAAGACGCTTGATATTGTGCTTATACATAGGACTGGTTTTAATTACTTCCTTTAGCTTAAGAATGTAATTATAAGCCTGGTCGTTTACAAATAATGTCATGGTCTCAACCGTTGAATGAAGTGTGTTAAGACTGTTAAGAATCTTATCGAAATCGTTTATCAAATAAGCCTTCCTGGCTTTTGCTGCGTAATTAATCATCGCATTTAAATTTTAGATTTTCAAGTTCATTCAATTGTTTCTTAGTAGACTCGATCAGGTACGTTCTCCGTTTCTCTGCATGTTTTAAAGCTTCTTCTTTGCTCTCAAAAGCATCCCTTCCTATTTCATAAGGAGTAAACCTATCAGGAATGTTGGCTAACAAAAGACCACCATACTCTTCTATTTTAGCTTTTACTTTTCTTATTACACCGCCTCTCATGCACGCATCTGTAATCCATATAAACCTATCACACTCTTCTAATTCCCTTTCGTACAATTCATACCATTCTGGTTTAGGAAATCTTAATGTGAATCTAATTTCGGTATCTTTCTCTAAGACATTAATATCATACGTCTCCGGCCACAGTTCTTTTATGCTGTCTTCATCTTCAGCATACGCCACCAATACAAATGAATTACTGGATTCTGCACTACACCAATATGGATATTTTATAGGCCATTTGACTGGACGGTAGTCGTTACCGCAGTCGGATTTTTTAATGTAAAATCTTGCTCTAATCATGATTCTTTTATTCTTTTAAGTATATGTTCAATAACTTTAATAGTCCACCCGTTTCCCAACATCTTGTACTGTTGGGTTTCGCTGCATTCCCATTTATACCAATTTGGTACAGTCTGTAACCTGGAGCACTCTGTAGGGGTTAATCTTCTTATTCTGAAATCGCCATGTAATGCTCTCTGTATGATAAAATTGTTTCTATCATATGAATTACAAGATAATGTTGGAGCCTTATCTTCATGAAATCCACCTTTGTTAAATCCTCTTGGTATTTGAAAAATAAGATTATCTTTCTGAACTGTTGTGAGACAATTGGATTTTCCATCGTTTTTAAATTCAATCATCTGAACTGTTTTAAGACCAGATTCTCTACATGTAGGTTTTTCTGGATTCCTGCCTCTCATTGCTACACAAATAAGATCGTACATGTATTTACCCTTTACGGTAACAGTATTGGATTTTTCATCTTTTGTTTTAATATTAGCTCCATAACAATTTCCCTTGTCGTGATTTCTTTTTAAGTGAAAAGCTAAATTGTTTAAAACTTTTTCAGATAAGTAATATTTTTCATCTACTTCATATTCAGCTATATCACTTATGGTCAAACCTTCGTCTTCAGGTTGAGGAATAATGCCGTCTTGAATATTAGTCCAATAAATACGTTTCCTGACTTGAGCTGAAACAAGTGCTGAATTAATATGATTGCCCTTACACCCTATAGCATTATCGAATACCGGCTCCCATTTCTTTCCTATCTTAATGTTCTCAAGAAGAAACAACACATCAGGATTAGTTTTTCTTACATCATTCAAAATACGAATAAACTCCCAGAACAAGTAAGACTGACCGGCAAACTCAAATCCTTGTTTTTTTAATTCAAGATACTCATTAAGTGATTTGACTTCTATTCCTTCTACGGTAGACAACCCTTTTCTTTTTCCAGAAAAAGACATATCCGTACATGGGCTGCCGGCTAAAATAAGATCTATGCGTCCAAGATCTTCTACATTTAAATCCCTCACATCTCCTACTTGTATCGTATTAGGAAAATTTAATTGCGTTTGTTTAATAGCGAACTTATCTATTTCTGACGCATAATATACTTCAGGCGTGATCCCTATTTCTTTTAACGCTATTTGACCACATGACATTCCGTCAAATAAACTTAACACTCTCATGACATTATACACATTTTTCAATTTTAATTGATTTTGATGATAGATACATATTCCATGTTCCTCTGCCTTTGTCACCTTTTTCGTTTTGTTTTTGGATTGTCAAGTACAGATCTCCGTCTTCACATACTTCAACTTTTTTCAAGAAGCCTATCATTTCATCTCCTGTTTCGTGTAAAATACGGATCTTATCTCCTTCTTTTAACCCATAATTGGAATCAAAATATTCTTTTTTGATTCTATCAATATTGTCTTTATGTTTTTTTATAGCATAAAGCTCTTTTCTTAATAAATAATTTAGTTGTTCTATTGTCATTTCTTTTCCTCCTTATTTAATGGTATCAACCCTTTTCCATGCTTGTCATACCACAGCATAGCTATGCAGTTCCATGCACATTGTGCAAGATGAAAACATCCTGTATCGGAATCCACTCTTTCTCCTTTCATGTATTCCATCAGGTGTCGAAACATTGCAGCTCGATACCGCTCAAATCCGTTGTCAAGATTCTGCCAATTATTAGACCCATATTTTTTGGCTCCGGCATGATAGACTTTTACAATGTCCTCAATTTCTTCCATCGGAAGCAAATCCCATCGTAGTTTGTCGTCAATGATGTCATTTTTCACTGATTTTATTGAAGTACTTTTTTCTGGATCTCCTACACGAATAAGTTCCATAATGTCTGTTTCTATAATAATTGCGTCTCCATTGTAATAAACTTCAGCAAACTTGTCATTTTCTTTTATGTTTGTTGCTGAAGTCACTAAAGATCCTTTGTATATTATAGTGTTTTTATCTATCTTATCATCTTTCAGTGTTTGAAAAATAGATCCTTTTGGATAAAGGATGTTTTTAGTATTATTGTCCATTTTTTCCATCGTTTTATCGTTGTTTTAATCAATTAGTATAATGATATAGTCCATTATTTTTCTTCTTCGCCTATAAAGCGATCAAATTCTTCTCCGCTCATAACAATGCGGTTAATGATAATTATGCCGTTATTGCTATAATCATCATCTTTAACTCCCATATCATCAAGCTCCTTCTTTAATTCTTCAAATGTGGAACCTGTCTTGCTTTTAAAAAATAAAGTAGCATGTACAACCTTTCCGTTGTTTAGTTTTACTCTCACGGTATAGACATATCCTTTTTCCTCTTCATCCTTTTTGTTGACACCATCAAGGATGCTATTTATCATGTTCTTATCCTCACGTGATAGGTTAGATATGGCTATTCTGCCCTTCAACCTAAATATTTCGTTTTCGTTCATGACTTTCTGTTTTATTGTTTTCAAAATATTGTCTTACGGCTTCTATGGCTTTATCGTCATCAAAAGCTTCTTCAAACTCCGTGTAGAACCTATCTCGCTCCATGCAGAATGTGTTTTTCCCTTCCGGTATAGGACGGAACACAACCACCCTCTCTTCAGCGTGATCGGTTCCTATTATGTTATTATCTAAGATAATAGAATACCTTCTTGAACTTTTGTTGATAACAACATCATGTTGAAGACCATACAATTTAAGTATTTCCCTTAATTCACTTGTTTCCATTTATATTATTCCTTCCAAATTTACTTTAATAGAACCATTTATAGTTTTAATGCTCCCATCTATGGTTGAAATCACATCATCTAAATCGTTTATAATGCCTTCCATGTCATCAACCACCTCTTCCATATCAGCTACAGCCTGATCTGATTTCCAATATTTTTCTGAGTCTTGTAACGATTCCGGTATATTATCTCTCGCCTCAGTCTCTTCGTCTAAAATCATATCAACATCATCTTTGGCTGAATTTATGTTATACTTCAACTCCGATAACTTTGATTTGATGTATTCAAAATCTGTTTTATACTTATCTACGTTTTTAATAACACCCAATATTTTTTTTCTTCTCTTGTCGTTCATGCTTTTATTCTATTATAATATTCGATAATCTTTTCTTTTCTATCTCCTGGTTTTACTGCCATATTCTCAGCCAAGAACCTAAAATACGACACCGGTATGTCCTTGAATCTAATTCCTTCATATTTTCCAAACCACATTATTATACTGTCAAGATCGTCTTCTCTCCTACCATCTCCATTCACAGATTTAAGCGAGGCTGCCCGGCGAAGGATCTCGTCTTTGGTAATAATATCACCCATCCTTATATTGGACAGAAGTTGATCGCCGGCAAACATACACCAGCCTTTAGAAGGGAATTGTTCGATTGTCAAGTCTTCTATCCGACCGAAACGCCTCATGTTGTCGCAGCAATCAACTATCAGTGCCTCTTTCTTGTCAGGATGGATGCGAACGGCACGGCCTACAATCTGGTAAAATACTGAATATGAGAATGTTGGACGCCCAAACATCACACAGTCAAGTTCAGGAAAGTCAAATCCGGTAGCAAGCGTTGAATAATTAAAAACCACCTTCAACTTGCCTTCTTTGAAATCGGATATGATTTGTTCTCTTTTCTTTTTGGTTGTTAGCGATGTTACGACACCGGTTATGGCTCCCATCTTGGCATTCATGAACTCTGATATTCTATTACATGATTCAATAGAATCCATGCAAACCAAAATGGCTTTACGTTCGTTCATAAGTTGAAGAAGGCGCTTGTAGATAGAGTTGTTTAAGCCATTTCGTACAATACTTTCTTTAATAGATTCGTTGGTGTATTCAGCTCCGGTGCTGTTCAACATCAGAGCCGATTCATCAAAAGACCATCGTTCGTACTTAAGTGGACACCAAAACCCTTGAGAAGTTAATTCTTGTATTTGAGTCACATGAACTATTTTCTTGAAGAAATTATGCTCGTCTTTCGTCAGCATATTGAGCTTGCTGTAGTTTCCTTCCAGCATGGAACTGTAGGTTCGGAGGCGGCAGGGAGTGGCGGTGAAGCCCAGCACCTTCGCCTCTGGGAACCTGTTCATAAACTCCATAAATTCAGAACCTTCTTCAGGAGAATACCCGCTATGCACCTCATCTATCAATAATGTGTCTATCCCTATATCTTTCAACCTTGCTACGTCTTTCTTTATGCTTTTAAGTGTAGCATAAGTCATAGCCGATAACTCTTTTTTTTTACATGAAGCAGAATATATGGTAGGTTTAGAACCGAATGATACAGCCTTCGCATAATTCTGCTCCAGAATCTCTTTAGATGGCTGTAATACAAGGATAGGTCTTTTTAATTCATGAGCTATCTTGCTAATTATCAAAGACTTCCCCGCTGCACACGGCAAGACTTCTATGCCAGGCTTCTTAGATCTTCCTGTAAGGAACTTAAGCCCGGCATCTACTGCCTCTTTTTGGTAAGGTCTAAGTTCAAAGCCCATCGCAATCTATTTTACTGTTTTTTGAAAGTTCTATTATCGCCTCTTTCAACATCTCCCTTGCTTTATCTTCGTTATCTTCAAGCAAGCATACACTGCACGATATGCCCATACGATCCCCATAAGCCTCGGCATTACCTAATGTGAATGCGCAGCAGTAATCATAATCCATGTTTTTTGCTACGGCAATAAACTGATTATCTTCTATCAGTACAGCATATTCAGCATCAGTTTCACACATGATAATGGCTTTATCTTTTTTTATAGACAACACCTTGTTTCTGAAAAGTCCGTTATAAATCCATAGTTCTTTTCCTGTATTTTTATAAAACACAGCCATATCTTCCTTGATTGTGACTTCTTTTTTCATGACTTACTTGTGTTTAACATCAGTAATTAAAATGTATTTTTTAACAATATCTTCAAGACTCACAGAAGAACGTATATATGGTTTTTCTTCGTACTCATATAGAACGTACCCTTCTTTTATGTCTAATATCTTAATCACATGCTTGCCTCTTTCAAATGGATCCTCAAAGTAGTTCTTATGTTCGTATCTTTGACCTACTTTGATTTTGTCAGTTTTCTTCTTCATCTTATAACGATCTACTGCTCTACCTGTTTTTATGAAAGCTGTCGTGAGCAAGTATAATAAAACTAAATACAAAAGGATCGCTACTCCACATATTAGATCTTCTTTCATTGGACTCCCTTTAAGTAGTTAAACCATATATCCTCCAGCTTCTCCTGAAGTTCAAATGCTTTCTTGAAATTCCCACATCTTACAGCAACGTCTCTCATGTATTCTACGTTTATAACTTCCGGATCTTGCCGGTATTTTGTTCTTAACTTTTGAACGTCCTCGTATTTCATCGTTTTATCTTTTTAGACGGATCCCAATCCGAAGAGAAAGGGCATTCGTTTTTGTTATGTAATCCAAAGTCACAATAATAACACAGTGCTGACGGGCAGGGTAGCTTGTTTTGCGAAACAGGCTGGCTTAGGGTGGCACGCCGCTTGCTATACCTGGCTCCTTCTGCTCCCTGGATGTACGCTTGAAATGATTTTACACTATTATCTTCAAAATCATACATTTTAGACAAAGTGTCATTTAGCATCTCTATAGATTTTGTTTTACGTTCCTCATCTACCTTAACCTTTTGGTACTGCCTGGTCCTGGTAAAGAAATAGATGTTCATATCTGGAAGAACTCCACCATATTTTCTATAGATGTAAAACGAATATATAGGATGCTGTAAATTCGTTTCCAACTTCTTAGAATCAAAAACCTTATTCCCTGATTTCCAATCTATGACATAATGGTGAACTACGTTCTTGCTTTTTATAGCCAGATGAAGGTCTACCGATCCTACTATGTACACATGAGTATGAATTACTCCATTTATGTTAACAGGCTTAGGAAGACGGTATGGCAGCACAAAATCTTCTTCGACTCCAACTATAGCGCCGTGTCTGATAAGTTTCTCGCAGGGATTAAGATCACTATCAGTTATCATAAACCTATTGCCGTCTTTTTTGAACAGATCCACAATCCAAGCAAGAAGTTCCCCAGATTGCTTCATGGCCATCATCATATTTTCCGGTGATTGCCAAGGTATGTCTTCTTGGTAAGCATAGTAACTTATCGCTTCTCCAAGGTCTTTACCAGAAGGCTGTCTTCCGTTTTTAAAGAAGTATTCCAGTGTCTTATGGATAACCGTACCATAAGATGTAGCTTCTTGTTTTTCCGTAGACCTTTTGCCCTCCACGTAAGTCTTATACCATTTCATTGGACAAGTAAGAAACGTATCTATCTGGGAATAAGATATGGCAAGACGTTTCACGCCATTAAACTCCTTATATAGCAAATGCGTTTCCGGGACCATCATAAGTCATTGTCTTTAAATCCTTCCGGGTAATATACGACATACTTCTTACCGTCCTCCGGCGTCATGGCGAACTGCATGTAGTTATTACGATTACGATGCTTGCCATCCAATCCTCGTTTCCAATACAGGATACCGTCTATATCCACATAAGACCGTCCGCGTTCGGCTCTAACCACGTCCGTGTGTAGCAGATACCCGTCGGAAGACACGATCCACACTTTATCCCCTTTGTTTAAATAAGATATTCTTTTTCTTACAACAACCTTTTTCTTATTATCCAATACAAATTCCTCATCCGTCATATTCTTCATCCTCCTCTTCTTCTGTTTCAAAATCAATTCCATAACACTGATCATAATGTCCGGTCAGTTCTTCTGGTTCTAAATCTTGTCCAAAATCCATATTAAAAATATATTAATACATATTAAAAATATATTAATCAATAAAGCACTAAAAATCACTATTCCTGCTGGCATGAAATCTATAAATGCTGCTTTTGCTTCTTCAATTAGGCCCAAGTGTAACCTTGGGCCATTGTATTTATTTTTTGTCATCTCCTTTTAATTTCTTTAAAGTATCTGCAATCGGAAGCTGATCGATGACTCCCAATGCCGGAGCGACGGTCTTGACAACATTGTTAAGGAAATTACCGGTACTGTTCTGACCGCCGTCAAATACCGTGATATTTCCGAGGTTAATGTGCTCAAATGCTTTAACCTGTTCTCCAGCAATTTCTTTCCACTGATTAACCATCTTGTACTGGATGGCGATCTGGGGATTGGATTCTGCTGCTTCCACCATAGCCTTAAATCCGTCGGCTTCTGCCATTAACGACTTTTTCTTACCTTCGGCTTCTGCCTCCAGCTTCATCTGAATAGCTTTTGCCTCTGCCTCAGCTTTTGCCAAATGTGCTGCTGCCTCAGCCTCAGCCCGGCGTTTGATCTTCTCAGCTTCAGCATCAGCTTGCAACATAGCCTCCTGCTTCTGAATTTCAGCCGGCACAATCTTTTCAGCTTTAAGCGCAGCTTGAACCTTCTTAGCTTTAGCTTCTTCCACTTCTTTATCAGCAAGCTCTTTTGCCGTTTTCACAGCCGCTTCCGATTTAACTCTCTCTTCTCCGGCTTTCTTTTCTGATTGAGCTTTGATAACCTGTAGCTCTGATTCTGATACAGCAACCTCTTTCTGGGCATTGTTGTAGCCTATAGAAGCATTTTTCTCAGCCTCAGCTTTCTTAATCTGAGCTTCAGAGTCTTGTATTGCTATAGCTGCCTGTTTATCAGCTTCAGCTTTATTCTTCCCGACTTCTTCCATTCTTTCGGCTTCAGCTTTGTTTACTTCAAGTTCTGCCTTAGATTTTGCGATCGCTGATTCCTTATCAGCCAAAGTCTTTGCAATAACCGCAGCCCTATCTCTATCGGCTTGAGCTACACCGATCTGTTTTTCTTTATCGGTTAAAGCCAAAGCTACTTCTTTTTCTTTCTTTGTTTCAGCTACTACCGTTTCCTTTTCTTTTTCAGTATAGGCAATTTGAATCTCTTGCTCTTTTTGGGTATTAGCTACAGCCGTTTCTTTTTCCTTTTGCTGTACAGCAATCTTAATAGCACCCAGCTTTTCCTGTTCTTCGATATTAGCCTGTGCTTCGTTCAGGGCCTTACTTTCAGCTTCTTTGCCAAGATTCATGATATAGCCGGCTTCGTCTCTGATGTCACTGATGTTGATATTTAGGAGGTAAAGGCCTAACTTATTAAGTTCGTTATCAATGTTTTTTCTTGCCTTATCCAAAAACTCATCCCTGTCAGAATTAAGTTTTTCAATCGTCATTTCAGCAATGATCAAACGCATTTGGCCATAAACAATATCCGTAATAAGATTTTCAGTAGATTCAGTATCCATCCCCAAAAGCCTTTCTGCTGCATTCTGCATAATTTCAGGATTTGTGCTGATTGCTACTGTAATAGTAGTAGGTACATCCACTCTGATATTTTGAGACGACAAAGCACCGGTGAGCCTACAATCTATTTGCATAGGCTCCATAGACAAAATATCATAGCTTTGAATAATAGGCAAGACGAATGCCGCTCCACCATGATATAATTTCGCCGATTTCTTTTCCCCACCTGTCTTACCATAAACGACCAAGACTTGATTAGGCTTACATCTACGATACCTTGATAAGACTCCGATGATTGTCAAAATAATCACTACAGCTAAAATAGCTGACACGTACATGATTGTTGTCATAACTTTTAAAATTTAATTGTTGATAAAAAAAATTAGATACTTAATTCTCCTTCTTCGTATTTTATATTCACCTTGTCACCGTTTTTGTAATTTTTTCCAGACAAGCACCTCACTCTCATCTGTTCCTGTCTTCCATTTTTCGAAATATTTACCATATAATGATTCTTACCTGATCTAAATACTATCTCCGCCTCTCTGCCATTTAAATCTTCCGGACATTCGTACACCATTTCTTGTTTTAACTTAAGAAGTAACTTATATACGTAAAACAAAACGATAAAGAAAAATGACCCTATTACGATCCCTACTAAATGGGAACCCGAAAAGTACGTAGTCCAGCTATATCCAAGAATAAAATGTGTTATGCCTTTGAATGATATGATGTCCGACAAAGACATGCTTAAATCAGAAGCGTTATCAATGTCAATATCCGTATCCAGATCAGATCCTAATATCGACAATAAAAACTGTATAACAAAAGCAAATGACGCTATTAAAGCCATGCATAAAATTATATCATTTCCCATATCCTTCTGTTATTATTTTGTAAACAAGATCAGTCATATCTTTGATGGATTCTGTATCATAATCAATAATAACGATATTGAATTTTTGTTCCACCATCGCATCAAGCTCAATTCGATCAATAGAATCTAATCCAAGTTCTTTAAACGACACATCTTCTTCATGAACTATATCCATTTCCGAATTAAGAAACTGAGTAATAATTATATCCTCTATTATCTTTCTAATTCTTACTTTTTCCATTGCTTTCTAATTTTGTTAAATAAATACGTTTTTATGTTTTTCAACCTCTCTTTGTCTGTTTCCGGACTTCCGGTAAACAAATAATCCGGATTGCCTTTAGCCGGCGGCGTAGGCAATTTAGATACGGCAAACAACCAATCCATTTCCTTATTCTTCTTAGGCTCCAAATAAGGCTCGGTAGCGATCTTAAATTTTTCAGCTATTAGATCAAAGAGCTTTGAGTTTTTAAGGTTCATATGGACTGAAAAAGCCTGAGAAGGCGGTTTCCATATGAAGTTACATAAGCTCATTGTGTAATCTCCTGACTCTGCTATATAAGATTCCGTTACTTGAAGTATGACCTCTTTCTTAAATGAAGTATTACCCATAAACCAACACAATCTGGATTCCGCTTCTTTTCTGCTGACACCTATGTCTTTTGAATATGATTCGTACATTCCTATCATAATCTTCAACGTTTCCAGAACCTCGTCCGTCATTTCCGGTGTCTCTATATAATTCACAAAAGACGTTCCTTTGTTGGTTAATCTCATCACGCCTGATTTTAATTTCTCAACCAGGCCAAGCTCTATATATCTACCAGCATCTTCTTCCTGCATGGCTTCGATCATAACCGAATCCTTCTGTCTTATGGCAAGAAGATTAGCGAGATCATTAGGAGTCATGTCTGATGCTGCAAGCTGTCTGAAATTGATGTACATGCCTAATCAGCTTTAATAAAAATAACATCCTTGTTATCCTCCCTCTCCGCGTGATTACACGGACCTGCAACCACACCCACTGCCCCGCATGTAAAGTAATTAAATATACATCCTTCACATCCTGCATCTGGCGCCGTAGGTTCCACACATTTTAATCTCACAAGTCCGGCATCAAACACTTCTCCTACTTTAAATTCCTTCTTTTCCATATTCCCTCCTTGTTTTAACTGTTGTACCCTTCTTTAATAATCGAATTTCTACCGGTAGATACCGACTGTCGAAGATCGTCATGTACAGAATCTACCGTAGAATACTTGTTTCTGGTTGTAAAAATCACTTCCAGCATCTCCTTGTAATCACCTAAAGCTACTTCGTATCTCGGATCCACTTTGGCTTTTCTTTCAGCCTCGGCATTACTTTTAGCCAGCTCTCGGTCGAGAAGGTCTTCTTTGATCCGGTCAGCAATCATATCAAGTTCTTTTTTAATAACTTCTCCTGCTGCCCGAAGTTGACCTTCTACGTCACCAAGCTGGTCTTGGACGGTACCTATTTCTTTCTTTAGACGATCGTATTCGTTAATCATACCCATATCACCTGCATAGCCGGAAAAGTCCTTGATTATTCTGGTTCCTTCTTTAAGGAGCTCAATGACTCGTCTTTTACGTTCTCTGCTTATTAAAGACGGAAGACGATAATTCATATCCGCCACCGCCTTATCATGTATGGAGTTGATTAAAAACATCTCTCTTTCATCTCCTGCAAACTCAGTAAGAACCAAAAGGAACTTACTTATCAGGTATTCGTTTTCTTCTACTGTAAGTCTCACGTTATTAAAATTTTAAATTTTATTCATTAAATTCACATCTATATTACAAAATGTTTACTCTAATCGGGTTAAACGCAAACCCACTATCGATTATCATGTTTACAAATGAATCACCGAATACTTTTCTACCTATCCCAATAGCTCCATTGATATCCGCATTTAACAACTTTCCAACTGAGCTTTGGAATAATCCACGTTTCTTTCTTTTGCCTAAGTAAACATCATGCTTCCCTAATTTCTCAAAAGCTAAATGATCAACCTTTGATGTATAGGATTCTTCATTAATTTGAAAGCTGATACCTACCAACTTACATTTATAGGATATTTTGTCTATAAGTCTTGAAAAAGGTATTTCAACAAACTTTTGATTAATCTTCTTTCCAAGATTAATCTTTTGTTTCCATCCTTTATTTAAACCTATTACGATACTACCAATGTTGTTAGTAATACAATAATTGACAATATATCGACTAACCTTGTGGATGTAGTCTTCTATCCAAAAATTCCTATAATTATTTAGCTGTCTAAGTCTTTCAGAAGTACCCTTACCTCCAACATAAGACATTAACTTAGCTTTCCTCTTATTGTACCACTGATTAAAAGATTTCATAATCCGCCCGTTTACAATGAAAGGAACCAATCCGGCATTGCTGATACATGAACATAAATTATTCAATCCTAAATCAATCGAAAGAACATTATCCTTATCAAGACTTAGATTATGTTCTTTCTTTTCATAAATTACTTCAACCACATAGCATGTAGATTGTGGAATGATTCTAACCTGACATAATTTACTATCTCCTATTTCAGTTTTAATTGGTTGAATTATATTTTTAACAAAATGAATACAACCATCCTTCTTTAGCCTACAAGCAGAAGTTGTGAACACAACCATGTTCTGTTTCTTGCCTTTCTTGTACGAAGGTAGATGAGGACAACAATTATCGTATTTGGAAGGATTGTTTTCAAAATCCTTCTTGAGTCTAATCCATGATTTTATATTTTTAAAAACTTGGCCAACTACTTGTTGAGAAACAGAAGTGGGCAAATTCCTGAAATCAAATTGATTTTCTCTACAAAGTTTGGTTGAAAATTCATATTCATTCAGATATTCTTTATTGAAGATACCTTTACGCGCATTATACAAGACATAATTATATAGCAATCCTGATTTGAGGCAAATATCTTCAAATCTGTTATCTTTAATAATATGTTTTTCAACCAATCTCATCAATCAATTTTACTATTTGAAATTTCAATTTTATTACCTTTTTAATATACTGACTGTTCTTGATTATCCGTAACGTCTTCCACAGTATAGAGCTTGGGAGGCGTCGGCGGCTGGTTGGGGTTCACGAACTTCGTCCCTCCCTCCCCGTACATCCATCCATGCCCCGGCAGGATCTCTGGGTGGATTGTATTAGTAAGCTCTTCCATACTAACTTGCCTTACCTTCAGTATATGATGAAACACCAGTCCGGCTGTCCTGAATGATGTTTTGTTTTCAGTTTTAAACCGGTCAAGAGTCTGATACCAGTCTTTCCCAAATATCATATACTTGTCCAGCCCGTATCTGCGAGGATTATGCAAACCTATCATTAACGTACATAGTTGCCCCAGCGTATCAGACTGATAAAAGTCAGAAAGACGGGGAGGCTGCTCTTGTGGGCTTTTTATCCTTCCTTCTATCTCTCTGTTGAATTGGGATATGATGAGGAAAAATATGTTTTTATATACTAATTTAGCCTCGTTCATAACCGCCACCAAATCATCTATAGCCGACTTAGGATCTAACCCCATTCTTTTTATCAAAGCAATATGATCGACTTTAAATATTATAAGACGTTTGTCTTTATGTTTGGTAGCTATATGATACACAGCCGCCTCAAACTCTTTTACCGTACACGGAGCATCGATGTATATTATATTATTTCTGATTTCACCTTGAAGGATTTCAAACATCCTCATCTCTTCTACTGTATTAGAATCTTGCCTTCTTAATATTTCAGGAGCTCGCTTTTTCATATCCTGGCTCATTCTGCGAAGAAGAAGATCTTGAGGATTCATTTCGAACTCGCAATTAACAAGAAAATAATCTTCTGCTTGCGGGTTGATCATCGGATTCATCACATTTTCCAATATCTTTTGGGCCACATACGATTTACCTACAGATGGCCGGGCTCCTATGGCAATAGCGTGCTGAGGAAAAATACCTCCAAGCAAAGCCTCGTCAATATAATCGTATCCGGTTTTAGCGGGGATAAGCTCTCCCCGCCTGTATTTCAAGATATTCTCATACGCCTCTTCCATAACCTGTTTAGAGGTTTTGAATATCCTTCTTATATCTATCCTATTTGCTATCTCCTCGTGCATTTTTGTCACCTTTTGTATCCGATTTGGATCCCCTATTAGCTTTTACTGATTTATACCTAAGACCGTTCTTGGTATGAGAACAATCCTTGCCTTTTCTCCAGCCCTTACCCTTCTTCTTGTCCGTTTCGTAGTTTTTACGACCAAGCTCTCGGCGTTTGGCTTTCTGTTCCGGTCTGGCATTTATCTCCTTGTCCTTTTTAGCCTTTTTCTTCCTGGCTTCGGGATGAGTCCTGTAGTACTCTGTCGATCTACCCATGTGCTTATATTTTTTTTTGATTAATAATAGCACAAAGATAGGCAATTCGCGCCCTATTTCAACCTGCCGTAGCTCATATCAGGATCACACCAGACATACCCGTCTTTCTCATCATGAAGATACTCAGGACATCCTCTACATGCGCTACTTCCTGACACTATTTGATTGTTCTTATTAGGGCACTTATCTCCAGGCTTATGCCATTCTATTCTCGAACCTGATCGTTCTTTGTTTACATGACAGAACTGAAAGACTTTTCCCATCGTCTTCTCGCCGAACATACCTATATGTGTGTATTCTTCCGGTATAGATAGAAATTCGGATAAATCTTTATACATCCTTTCCCGTTCCTCCGGCGTAGACCATAGTCTATCAAGTTCGGCATGGACTCTTATCTTAAGAGACCTCAGTGATGGCCCCGCAAGCCGGCCTTTAGCTTTTCCCTTATTCGGCCCTGATTCATGAACACCGACATAAGCATTGCATGGTTTGCACATCATAACCATACCTAAGCCTTTTCTGCTATATATTTTATCGGCATTGACCAGCTCGGTTTCCCTTCCGCAATAAGGACAAATTTCGCCTCTTAAAACCCGTTGTTGGCGCTCATTAAGTTCCATACCCTATTCTTTTGTTTTTCTTTAAACTTTTCATACAAACTGCTTTCAGTTTCCATTTCTGAGATCTCTACCTCTACGTCCTCTCTTTTGAAAATTACTTTCTTGGCTGTCGGATACGCACATTTAGAGATACGAATAGCGTTACGAATAGCGTAAACAAAATACGTTTCTGGTGACGATTCGATCACAACTACCTCATTTAAAGTGTTTTTATAATTTTCCATATTATCTACTTGCTTCAATTATATAACCCGGATGATCTTCGCACGCCTCTTTATATTCGATAAGAAACTTAAGAAATGAATCATAAGACCCCCATCCATTTTCTGGCTCGTATTTCAAAAGATTTTTTCTCTTGGAGATCATAATGCATATACCTTTTGTAAGTACATTCTTCATCTCATTGGTATATATTTCTCTATACAATTCTTCTGGTCTCCAAACATAATCGTACAGCGTTTCTTTATTTTCTGATACGAATATCCTTTGTGCCATCTTGTTCATGTTGTGGGTGATGTTTGCAACCCATTTACGATCCTCTTCTTTCTTCTTGCTCTTAATATAAACGTCCAGGCTCATAATATTTCTCTTTTACTTTGTTATTAATTATCAAATCTGCCACATCATCTCCGTCCCCTACATTCTCAACACTCTGAAGATAGTCCGATACTTTTATCCTTGACTTCATCATCATCCCATCTATCTTTTTACTCCATGTCTCAAATGCTTGTCCTTTGTCCGGAAAAGCTACAGTCTTTCTATCTTTTAAAACATCTATCACTTCCGGCCTTAGATTCTGCAACCCACCAGTAGCTACAAATAATTCATCTGGTTTATTCACAGCGCATATAATAGCCGTCTTTTCTGATTCCACCAAATTAACCACCTTATCCGGATACTGGCTTAGAAGATGCTCTCCGAACAGGCATTGTCTAAACAAGAAGTCTCTTGCATGCAATGAGTGATAAAACATGACATGAGGTCGTTCATTGTCACCTTCTTTTTCCTTCACTCTTTTTACATCAATCTCATTCCCCTGGCTGTCGGTCTTTATATAAAAGTCCATGATCTTGCCGGTTCTACATACAAAGTCCTTATCTATCTGCCAGAATATACAACACCCTTTCCATCCCCATAAGTCCATTGTTCCGACATGATATCTTCTAAACACGTCAGATACCCTTTCTTTTCCCCATAGAGACGATAAAAATTTAAACACAGTATTTCTATCATCTGGAACTACAGTCCTCTCAAACTCGCTAAAGGGTATGTAATTTACAACATCAGGATTTACAGGAGGGCGATAAGCTCTTATACACTTGTTTCCCGAAATCCAAAGATCTTTGTCACCTACATCCTTACCGGTAGGTCGTTTATCGTAACCGCAAGTCCGTTCATGATCGCATCTTCCGAACTCGTTTCCAACAACCTGACCTGTTGCCACATCAATATAAGGAGTAAGGCACCGGCCTTTCCCGCAAGCCGGGCAGGTTAGCTTCAGTCGGCTCCTGCCGGGTCTGCGGTCAAGTTGAAACCGGGGTACGTTTTCGTATTTTCTAAAATCAAGCATTTTGAACTCCTCTCATTGCCTCTATGATTCTATCTGCTATAGTTATAGACCATGACACCACATCTGGTACATATACTCCGCAATCTATTTCACCTTTTCTATTTTGTGCTTTAACAAACTCAATAGAATAAGCCTTAACAAGATCGAATCTACGTTGTTCCCAGTCTACATCTTTGTTTTCGTCATTTACAGGAAGGGTATCGAGATAAAAATTTAAACTCTCACTTATCACATTCCCATTATCACCATAGAACTGTATTCTGTCATGGTCGCTTCTTGTAGTTGAGCTACTGAAGGTGATTACGTCTATTATCTCTCCTGTTCTTCTAATTTTTCTTTTCATACTCTTCTTGTATTTCTGACCAGTATAGGCATTATTGTTTCAACGGTCTTGCCATATTTCTTATGAGATGAAAGTACGCATATTGCATATTTATCTCCTATTCTCAAATCTTTCGATAATCTTAATTTCGAACCCCTTTCGATGTTAATAAAACAATCACCAAAAGGGTTGATATGTATCGGTTTTACAATTTCCACAAAATCTCCTTCAGGAATAATAACATCGCTCATATTATGAATTTTTTAGACATTTCCTCTGCAATATCATATACAACCGTATGATCCTCTTCATTGTACGGCTTATTGATATTCAGCACTCCTTTTCTCACTTTAAACTTCTTATCTTTTCTAAGGTGATTCAACATACCTTGTTGGAACACGCAGTCCGCCTTTTCAAGTGCTATACTATCTTCTGTCCATTCTTTCAACGTATATCCTTTGCTGCTCGTGCTTTTTGGAGAAAAGTTCATAATACGTGCATCAATCCCATACCATGCTTTAACCATTCTTCTTTCAGCTTCTAATTGAAATGCGTATGATTCCCATATCCCCCCTGATTTAAAGTCGAGAATAACCACTTCTTCCTTCTCCACTTCTCTTACCTCCTTCTTCGGATCACCTTTTTTGAACTGTCCGGTAGCCCTTTGATACACGGCTCCAAAATAACCTTCTTCTTTGTATTTGAATGTCATTTTAACCATCGCATCAATAGGTGTTGCTACAAGGTAATCCTCTAAAGAAAGGATTCTTTCTATCATCATCGGTTTCACCTTGTAATCAGAACAGAATTTGGCAAACTTCATGACCCTGACAATCATATCGTCAAGATCATCTATGCTATTAAAGAACCGATCAAGATTTTTCTTAGATATCTTCAGCTTGCCTTCTTGCACTGTCTTAACCACAAAGCTTCGATTTAAGACCATATCTCTACCTGTTAGGTACAATCCGTATAAGTAGTGCATGATCGTTCCCTTATCGGCTTCATACTGCGCTACCTCTTCTGGATTGCGACCAAGCATCTTTATCTCTTGCTTCCATTCCTGAAGTGCTGTCTTATCATCTACATACCCATCTTTGATTAAAGTTGTTACCGAAGCATATATCTTAGCCGTCCCATCATCCATCTTTCTTACATAAAAACGATTATCGTCTAATGTCAATCTTACGAATTTGGGGGTCTCAATCTTCTTTAACTCATCACAGATATAAAACGGTTCTAACGTTTCCTGATTTTCTGTAAACGGATTTGAATCCTCTTCTCCAGGGTTAGGAGCGGCTTCCTCCGCCGGAGCTTCCGGTTCCTCCTTCTGGGCCTGCTCTGGCTCAGGCGCCGGCTCTTCAACTACTGGAACCTGTCCACCTCTTTCCGCTATGTCTCTGTTCTTTATTAAAGACATAACCTCCTTCTTCAACTGCTCTGGTGTTTGGTTAGGATCTGACACCGACATCACAACATCGTTCATTCTAAACAACGTATTTTCTACTCCTTCCACCATAGGGACAAACCCTAAATCTGTTAATATTTTAATCTTTTCTTCTATCATACCTGTCAATTATTTCAATAATCAACCTACCTCTTTCTTTGATCATTCCCCTGCTTTCCATATCCAGTACCTTCTTTACCGCATACTTCCATACAAAAGGAAATTCTGTTTCAAGTTTATCAAATTCCATCCGGTCAAGATACATGTCGAATACCGTATGCTCCGATTCATGAAGGAAAACTATATTATCCCTGCAAGTAGCAACCGACTTATATATCCTTTTTGGAAGTATGTGACATACGTTACATACTGTAGGAAAATGAATAGCCCTACCAGTCATAGACATCCGAATACTATTTAACTCTTCCAGCATAAGACGAAAAAACCCGGATAAATCCGGGTTCTCTAACTTTTTCTTCTTGCTACTGTTTTTAATGGATGTAATTCTGTTTTTTTTCTTCGGAGTCAACTCTTTGCTCCTGCAAGCCTGGCATAAGCCATGACTTCTTATCATCACTTTTCGTCCGCATCTTTCGCAGACGTATAGTTTCTTTTCCTTGCTTTCCATTCGAATAATAATGACATTATTGAAAAGAACAATCCCGCTGAAGCCAGCAGATAAGGTACGTTCATTAATAACTTAGATACCTCGTCTGTCTTAATCACTATCAGAAGGAAAGCGCCTGCTGAAAGCAATGATATTATCGCCACAACAAGCGCTATGTTGGAAACTACATCAGTCTTCACTCTTCAGCTTTTTTCTCACCTAATTTCTCAGCTCCCTTTTGAAGATCGTATTTGAATACGTCAATGATCTTCGTTTCAGCAATAGCTTCGCAATTCCAGTCGCCTAACGTGCCCTGCATACCTTTAGTCAACACAGCTTCGGCATCCTTAGGATTGCCGGCCTGGACATACATATAGCATGGAGTTTTCTTTTCTTTACCTTTCTTTTCATCCAGTGTAATGTAATTTACCTTACACTTATACCAGTACTCAGCTTCTCCGTTGAAGAAGATTTCCGACACTTTAATAGGATTTATTTTAACAATGTCGAACACTTGAAATAAATCCTTGAAAATCTCTAAAGATCTTGATTCTGCCTCTGTATAAGATAAGGCATCTACCAAATACTTTTCAGTTACTTTCTTTTTTTTGCCGTTCTCGATATTATCAATCTCGGCTTTTACCGTAATTTCAAACCAGCGATTCATTGTATTAATATTTAATTAGTTGATTTTTCCCTTTCTCTATACTGTTTTTAAATCTTTCAGAACACCATTGCAAAACGTCCATCATCATCATCTCATTATTAGATAAGATACCTTTTATAACTAATGCCAATTGATGTTGTGACATTCTTAGGCTCATATCAAATCTTCTTTCCTCTTCGTTTACTATCGTAGCCACGAAATACTTACACCCCTCTAAGTGCGTCAGGGCTTCAATCATAGCTTCTTTTATCTCTTTTTCTTCCATTCTGTTTGTTTTTTTTTGGACAAAGATATGTCTTTTGATAATAAAAAAGATTCAAAATGATTTAATTTAGCTTAATTACTGCTCTTTTGATTCGTTCGGCATAGGCATGTCAAACTTTTTCCTGATAAACGATTCTGTTTCTTCATTGAATGGATAGGCCTCCTTAATAAAATTCATAGCTACTTCCATGTCACCGTCTGCTATATCTTTATACCTTTCAAAGATACCAACCAGGTCATTGTTGTATGAACGTTCTTGTTTTATATTGTACACGTATTTCAATACCCTGTCTTTAATTTCATTGGCTTTTTTCACAGTATCATTGAAAGAATTTATACTTTCCAATTCTGGATCTTTGTTTTCCTTGTTTACCTTATCAAACTCTTCCTTGCTATATCCCGCTTCTCCTGTAATGGCTGGGCAAACACTTCCATTTATGATCCAAAACCGCTCATACGATCCTATCAGAAACTTTGATTCCATTTTAAATGCATTATATTTAATAAGCAAATTAGCCACCTCAGTTGCACCTTCTATGGTTCTAAAACCGATGCCGATATCTTTTAACATAAATACTGGAACTCCAGTTCTTGGATACACGACTTCTTTTTTGTTCTTTATATTCCAGTTTTTAGCTTCAATTGGAATACCTTTACCAGCAAGCTCTTTGTCTATATACAGATATATCTCTTTGCATGTCAATGACACAATCTCATCTCTGCTTAAATCAAAAACTGTTTTCATTTCTTTTTATTTATTAAATTAAACAATCTACCTCTTTGTTCAGGCTCCGTATATTCCACCCATATATCGGCTGCCACATTTCTAAGAAATTCCATAAAGTCTTGATGATCCCTGTATTCAACAGAATCAACTTTTCTCACAAAACTTAGAATTTCCTTTAACATCTTATTGTTTTCTTCAAGAAGTTCTCTGTCGGTCATGATCTCGTGAAAATATATTATTTAACATGTAATAGGCAGTAAATTTTCGATGTAGGCCCATCTTACGATATGGAAAATTCTAACAGCTATTTTCCAATTAGAGTTATTTGGCCCACAGACAATAGGAGTTCCATCTTGTTTAATAGCAATCAACATTCCACTGTGTTGTGGTGTTTCGCTTGCATCATGCCACGCGCTGCTGATGCTCCATTCTGCACCTGCCATGAAGTCTTCATAGCAATTATCCTTGCGTAAAACATAATCGTCTGCATCCACTTCTTTGAGAACGTTTCGCCGAAAATGTGTTTTACCTATGGTATAATCTTTTGCTGCTTTTTCAATATCTTCTCGTTTCATTTCTTTTTAGTTATTCGTTAAATACAATTTGTTCGATATGTGTATTCATCAATCATATCATTACCGATAATCTCAGGTAGCTCAAAAAATCTTGTAACCGGACAAACATGTGCTTCAATCTCCACACAAAGACCGTCACCCAGTATATAGGCACAACCTACGTTATTATTCCAGTTTATATGCTTTTGGGCTGCTTTAGCTACTTTATCGCAAGCTGATAAGTATTCAGTATATTTACTGTTAGCTCTTTTTATTTTCCTGAATAGTATATCGTTCATTTCTTTTTATATTATTACCAATCTCCGCCATCATTCGGTATTCCATCAATGATGGTTATACTATTTTCAATGTTACTGCCTCCATATTGCGTAAATTCCGGTGTGGGATTATAGTTTGTATCTCCATGCATCATTACATGTAATGTTCCGCTTGCTGAATATATCCATAATCGTTTCCCATCTTTCTTCCATTTTTTGGCAAGCCTCTTAAATGAATCAATTAGCTTGCATTCTTCTTCCGTGCATTCTATTCCGGCTTCTGTTCTGTATTTGCTCATATCTTTTTAAAGTTTATCTATTATTTTGTCACCCATTTCCTGCCATTCATCACTCACGCTTATAACCAATCCTATGACAGTGAGTGATAATAACAACGTAAAAATAAGCCATAACAGAAAGCAGATAAAAACACATATATACCTCATGATTTTTTAGTTGTTAGATAAAAGCAAAATCGGTTCATTTGACTCCGCAATTGCTTTTATTTGTTCTGGATTGATAAAACTCTTAATTTGTTCACTTATCTTACAAATAGATTTGATCATATCAACGAATAATTTTGAGGTGCATTCGTTGCATTCCACTTCCATTACCGGCTTATATCGATTGTATGACATACCTGCTACACAATTCAGCCAGTGTGTATAAGTTCCTTTTTCTGCATTCAATCTATCGTATTCTACTTTTTTCTCTCCATTACCATATTCAATTACTCTTTTTAGAAATGGTTTTGCATAAATACTAAAACCGAAAGGTTCGGCATTTAAAGCATCTAAACGAGAAGTTCCATCTCTCCATTCTCCATTCTCATAGTTCCCTGTCCATTCCACAGAGGGGTTAGGAACAATGTCTCCGTTTTTGTCATAGGCAAATAAACAGAGAGTTTCTAACTGATACTTAATAACAGGTACTTCTTCTACTATTTTATAGCTTAAACACCTCTCCAGGACTTTCCTGATTTGATTTTCCAGATCAGAAAGTGATGTGCTATTGAAATATCCTTCGTTGCCTAATCTGTTGACAGGTAATTTGATCTTATAAGAATGAATCTTGTCCACATCTTCTTTTGATAAAGTAGTGGTAAACACTCCTTCTTTGGTGACATTCACTTTAACAGTTACAGATAAACTGTTATTGGTATTCTTTTCCGTTATATTTAGTGTTGTTAATGCTGCCATAATCAAATCTTTTTAAAATCAATTTGAATAAATATAATGCATTCCTGCTTCATATACCTTATGTATATCAGGGTCATTCTTGTCTTCCGGTTCCAATTCACTCTCTTCAAGAGTATAATCCCATTCAGAGTTGTAGTACATATTCTCATTTGTTTTCTCCAAGGAGCAATCTTTCATCAAATTCAGATATTCTCCCCAAACTGCAACTTCCTGCTGTTGCTCTTCTTCTGTCATAAGAGATATTTTGTCTTTCAATTCTTTCCAAGTCATAGCTTGATTTATAAAAGGTGATTACTAATTTATTCCACATCAAAAAGTTGATCCAATACCAATAATTCTGCATTCATATCTTCATCTTTTTGGAAACGAACCTTTATGTTTCCGAACTTAGATGTTTTAAATAAGATGTAAGGATTCATATCTTCGGCAGTCACCGGCTTATACTCCTTAACTTCCGACATCTTGAGATACCAGTCACCTATTTTCACAAATTTGGAGAAGACAGAACACAAATGCGCTTTCACGGACAGTATTTCCCTTTTATCTTTAAAGGGTATAATTTCCTCCTTCCCTCTTATCCTGATTGATAGGAAAGGACGAATGTTGTCTGTTTCATTTTGGAATCTGAAGCCTGTTATGGCTTGCTTTGGGATTCTTCTCCCCATTAATACAAAATAGCTCATTGTTGAAAATATTTAATTAGACATAAATATACAAGTTTTACTAAGATATCCTTCTGTCATCTCTATGAAATTCACACAATCTAATTTGCTTAACTTGTAAATCAATGCCGGATTGTGTACTATGGCTATAATTTGTGTTTGTGGTTTATGGAATGACAATACATTATAAATTTGCATTATGTTATCAATATCAAGATTCCTGTCTGGCTCATCCATGAGAACCGTGTATTCAAAACTGCTTTTTGTTAATGCTATGCGGTTTCTTTTATAATACTTCAACAGGTTATCAATTCTTTTAATCCAAAACGCATTTGATTTTTTCTTGTATTCTACAAGATCTTGTATTGGAAACGTATAATCCTTCTGACTGAACATTAAATTGAAAAGCGATTCCAATGATAACACCACTTTCTCTCCATAAGATTTTCGAATATTATTCACATACAAATCTAAATTGCTGATGTTTTTCAATATACTATCTCGATTCATCTCCGCCGATGGCAATAAACGGAATACTTTCCCTGCATAATCGGATGATATGTCAATCCCATCAAAAACCTTATCATCGTCATCAAATATAGGTGGAAAATCCAGTGCCTCGGTCGGCATTTCAGAGCACATGGATTTCTCGCATAACGCATACATTGATATGATGTTAAACAAGGTTGATTTTCCGCTACCGTTTTTACCTATAATTACATTCACTCCTGGCTTGAAAATAAATTTCTTGCCATTTTCAAATGCTTCTATATCCGAAACATATTCAAATGGAGTTTTTGTATTGTCTTTTATTTTTACCGATGTTATCATTGTAATTCTTTTTAAAAATCAATTACCGTCCGAACCATGTCTCCGATGTGCTTGTTGCCGGTGCCCGTGAGACCACTGGAGAAGACCACGTACCACGCGACGGCCTGGCTGCTCTCAGTACTGGACCAATACCACGTCGAGGAGAGGGGAGATGCCGAAACATAAGTGAATGCTTTGTTTAGTTCGTCCATATAATGGGCCATTAAATTTAATTGACCAAGAGATGGTATATACTCGCCATCTTCCAGCAGATTTCTCAATTTTGGATTTCTGGCTACAAGGCGTTCCGTATTGCCGCGTCCGTCAATGTCAAACAGCGCATCACATTCACGTTCGTAATATGTCCCACTTCCGGATTCTTCACGGCTATCATCGTCAAGCAATTGTACGATATCATGTTCCGTCAGTGAGATTGCAAATGACATGTATCTGTGCTTCAACCCAATGTATCGTACACAATCTTTGGAGTTATCGCCGGTAAACGGCTCTACATGTCCATCTTTGTAGATTATATACAGTCCATCAGTTGACTTTTTCTTATCCTCTTCGGATGGTACTCTGTTTTCACATGTACATTTCTCACTTTTGGATCTTACGATTATATTCAACTCATTTAATACATGATCCCTGATGACGCTCTCGCACGCTCTTCTTACAAAATTATGATCTCTTTGTTTAAGCTCATCTGTTACCATACATCTGATCCAATGTTCTATCTGATTGTTTCCTCCGTATGTATTAAGCATACACCGTTTTACGAGTTTTTCCAATAATGGCTCTATGTTTTTGATTATATCTTCTTTGGTAAGGTGAAGTTCATTTAATATATAGTTCCTTACTGCCTTGTATTCTTTACTTGTGCTCATAATATACCGATTTAACATTGTGAATCATATTTTCTTTCTCTCCCGCTGTCTTCCCCTATCGGATTGTCCCATCCATATTTTACAGCCGTAGCTTTAAATAGAGGGAGTCCATAAAATGCATAATCATCCTCACTCCAGCCTTCAAGACCTTCTTCCAGAATGTAGTTCCACATCATCACACATTCAAACATCAAACTGGCTGATATTCCTCTCTGATTTAATGCCTTTTCAAAACCGAATCTTACGTCTTCTTCAAGCTGTTTCAGGACATTTTCTCTGGTAAATTCAACTACAGTACTGTTCCACTTTTCCTCGTTGTCATATTCTTCATTCGGCTCCATACCGAAATCCTTTATCATGTTATATGGGATAAATTTAGCCAGTCTGTTAAAATCTCTACCGTCTAAACATTTTGATGCTAATCCTTTAAGTTGTTCTAATGTTTTCATAAGCAATTTTGTTTTATAGGTTAATCCCATCCTCCAGTAGCATACAAAGATACATCTTCCTCCTCTACATTTACACCTTTAAGAGCCTGTAGAAGTTTTTTCTTTGTCTCCCGGCACATATTGTAACCATATCCTTTATACCGATATGAGCGTTCCCATGTGCTTACTGGAAAAGGAATATTTTCATCAATGACCAGTCTCTTCATATGAAGATGTTCGAAGAATTTCTCATGGTAGAGTAGTTTGTACTCGTATGCTACTATACTTGCAGATGAGAATGGAAAATAATCATCTTCCTCTTCTTCGTATTCCTCTTCTTCGTATTTAGGCTCCTTGTAGTAAGCCATTTTTGCCACAGTAAAGTCGAAGCTCCTGAGAATCTCTTCTGGCTTTCCGAACTCTGACTCTATGAACTCTACCCATACCTTTTCTCCCTCTTTCTGGAATGCGCATACCTTCTCATTCCTGTACTTAAATTTCCATCCTTCTTTCTGATGTTTTTCATCATTGAACAAATCAACAGCTTCCTGAAAATCGTCTTCGCTTTCAAAGAAAATATCAATATCTTTTACTTTTTCTCCGGAAAGGATATTCTTAAAACATCCACCAGCTATGAACCCTTTGTGGCCCTCCATATACTTGTCAAGCCATCTTATTTGCCAGAAATTATCTGGAGTATCTATTACAAAATTATTCATATTGTTTATGTTTTGCTGTTACCAAGCGAGATAAAAATTCCGCTTCACAATAATACAGTGAGTGTAATTGCTCAGGTCGATTCTGTTGTCCGTAAATGTATCCAGGACCCGTTTTTCCACGTATTTGAGTTTTACTGTTATCCCCTTCTTAAACACTTCTATTAACTTCTCATTGCACTCAATGGGTCCAATAAGACAGTATCTATTCGAAGGACTGTCTGATATACAATATGTCTGACATGTTGCTTAAAATATTCTCATACATATTTTCTATATTTTACAATTCTTAGCTATGTTACTTAATTCAGCGGTCATTATCAGATCTGATAGTGATCGCCCCGTATGCGCATTTTCGAATAAATTTTACTTTTAATAATTTTCTCATTAGAGTTATCCTCTATTTACTTTTTTTCTTTATTTCTTCCGCGATCTCTTCTAATGTTGTCGGAGATAAATAATCATCTACCCTCAACTCTCTTACATAATCTAAGCAATCCAGACCCTTAGCATCTATTTCCTGCCTCTCTTCGTCGACCCACCTTAAAGTGCCATTTTCTCCACATTCCGGGCATTTGTCAGCTCCACATGGAAGAAGCATTTGTGCTCCACATAAGACACATCTTACCTAGTCTCCGTGCTGCACCCCTTCGTATGTTCTTGTTTTCATATTTGTCATTTTATCATTTACAACTTTCACTTCTTCGCTCCACAAACGTCTCTTATATATCGGAGTGATGCCAATCAGAATACCACTACCTCCACCCCAATACTGAAGTATTTTGGACTCAATTTTATGATGCAATTCTTGTATTCCTCCTTTGTTTCTGTCATAAGGAGAAAAATCAGATAACTTTACCGTTTTCATTTTTCTGGATTTTCAGCAGTTCCTAAAAGATGTTCGTTACCCTCAAAAGGGATACAATAATTCCATAGTATTCCATTACAACATTCATACTCATAAGTCAATCCATCAGAATAATCCGTGGTTTCCCTCGCAAATAAACTGATATTCCATTCTTCATTTTCATCGTTTCTTACCAGCACTTTGTCAAACGGCTTAAACTCATATTTCGGCTTTTCTTCAATCCCGAAGAAGCGTTTCAGATACTCTTTAGCTTTAGGTTCTCTGCTCGCTTTAAGAACATCAATAAGTTTTTGTCTTTCTACTTCAGTAGCAAATCTATAGTTTTCTATAGTATTTCTACAAGCAGATAAACCATCTCCTATGTTAAGAATACCATTTTGATTTAAAGAAGCATATAAAGACGTTAAATATTCCCCATTTGCATTTAAAATAAAGATATAATCACCATCTTTATTACTTAACACATCTCCATCCTTAAATGTCGTATATTCTGGAACTTCAAGTTCAAGTCTGTAATTTTTAGAGCCGCATCCATTAGAAGAGAACCAATCCGATATTATACCGTGATCAGTATGAACCACTCCCAGAATTGGGTATGTTCCCTCTTCTTTGTAATACACTAATTCCACTTTGAATTTTTCACTGATTGTTATGATCGCACCATCATATTTACCATCATTAATTTCCTTTGCTAATTTCAAGTTAAAAGGTATTGTTGTCATATTCTGTTTCATAATCTTATTTGTATTTATTTGGTTTTTATTCTTCTTTTTATAAGGATGAGCACTTACGCCCATCCCAGTTGTTTCGCAATACTTTCCATCTCATTATATGCAATCCGGTGACATCCGGCAGTCAGCATATCGTTTTCATAACGATTGAACGCCCATCTGTGACCGGTTACATCCAATGCCAAATCGTGCTGGAACTGACCGCCATTATGGAAGACCTTAATCAATCTCCAAAGTCTTTCAGCTTCAGTTTGTTCTACTTTGATGCCCTTACTGGTTTCGATTTTTCCATTCTTAATACGCAACCATACGTTCGGTTGGTTATATTCATAATTCATACTCCAATAATTCAACTGGGAAATCTCGTCAGACTTCCACATTTGTATCCGTTCTTCCAATGTTTTGTTACGAGACTCTTCCTCTTTCCTTGCCTTTTCAAGAGCTATAGCCTCTCTCTTTTCACAACCTTCTGTCCATCTTTGACATCTGATCGTATATTTAGCCCATGTTCCTTCACCACAAACTTCATCCACAACCACATTAACGGTTCCAAATACTTCCAATGCTTGATGATTCAACAATATCTGGAAAATACGTTTCAATTCACGGACATGTTCACGTTTAATCTTATCTGATTTCCATGATAATTCATGGTTAGCTCCAAGCCATTCGTTTGTGCTCTTTTTAAGAAGACGCTGGGGAGTCCCCATATCGAAGAACTCAATATAACCCATCAGATTTTTAAAAGCTCCCCAAACATTCTGATAAGGTAATTCAGTTCTGGCTTTCTTGTATTTTTCAATAGCATCTTTAATGGATTCCAACCCACTGGTGACAAATGCCATATTACCAGTATTTGACATATTATATCCAACACTGAATACCTTTGAACCAGTTGGTATTGCGTCACGAACACAACATTGATGTTTGCTTGTAGAAGAGGAACGATATATGTCATTAATTAAATATGCCTTTTCTCCACGCTTGTTCCGCACGATTCTTCCAACCTCAAAATGACTTCCATAGGAGTAAATACTTTCATCTTCAAAATAGAAGTTACTACCATTTGCAAATTCTTTCATTTCGTTTGCCCATAAGTGAGCGACCATAGAGTTGTTCATATAAGTAAGTTTTTTAGTTATTTAATCGAATAGTATTAATGAAGACTTAGGGGGTGAATATTTATCCATAATTCATGTCACCTCCTGATAAAAAGAAAGCCGACAGAAACAATTTTCTATCAGCCAAACCAATTAATTTGTAAGATTTTATTACCGCTTGTTGCTAAGGGTTGTATGGTTCTCTTTGTTCATATTTTTCAATGCGTTCGGTTATCATATCGCAGAAGGCTTGCCCCTCTTTTTCGGAACCTCTGAAGTAACCGACCATCTTCAGGATATTCCCGTTAAACTCATGGACAAACTTATTGTAATAATGTTCCCCCATAACTTTCCCGTATTTTTCCATGAACAAATCCTTGTCCAGTGATTCATCCTTAAAACAACGGTTGTAATCCCATCTTACAACACGAAGCAATGTTTCAAAATTCAATCTTTCCATATCCAATATTTTATTTAAGCTCAAACCTAATATCTTCCGGCAACTGAGAGCGGTCTACGTTATTTACAAAATCATCAAACTCTTCCTGTGTGATTTTTCCTCCATAACCGTTCCAGTTGAAAGACAAAGTGTTCGTGTGAGAATAATATATAACATTATCGGTAGACAATCCATAATCAAATACACAGAGCATTATCTTCTTTTCTGCTTCTGCTTGTCTGATTTTCTTATCGTATCGCTCACAAATTTCAGCACGTTTTGCCGCCATCTTTGCTTTATGGGCTTCCACTCTGCGTTTCTCTATATTTTCTGAGGAATAATGCCCGGCTTTAATACGCTCTTCAATAAGAGATCGTTCCTCGTCCGTTAGTGTTAAAACAAATCTTTCTTCTTCCGGCTTATATGGATTAACCCACTTCTTACCACACAATTTTTCAAGTTCCGCAATAAGTTCTTCTGATTCTCTTTTCCATCTATCCACGATCCCCAGATTGAAAAGCATATACCTGAAATACAACTTATCCTCAGAGGCTTTATATAATTCTACGCATTCTTGTTCTGATATACGCAAATACTCCATTGCCACAGACATACCGCTTCTTCTAACGTGATATATGCCATTTTCCACCGGATACATAGGAGCACCATAATGGTTACAAAGATGCAACGATATGAATTTTGCCAATTCCGGAAAATGTTTTGCAACTTCATCATGGCAGCAGCCTCCTAAGTAATCCTCATATTTTCCATGCTTGTTTTTCCAGTCAACGTCGGCTGTTATGCTCCAGTCGCATATGTTATTTTTGCAGTCATCATCCAAAGAGATTCTAACTGTTATTCTATAATCTTCTTCATTTTCTGTAAAGAATTTTGTACCTGAATAAAACAGTTTGTTTGTAGTTTCCATATTATTTTAGTTTAATCATTACACTTATGAAAAATAAAATCTGCACACTCTCCGGGAAGTGTTCCTGCGTCATTACAATGGTAAAACCCTTGTGTTTCCCAATCTACATCTACCGGATAACCTTCTGCTATTTCTAAGAAGCGTTTTATTTTCTCGCATTCTTTATCTTCCAGTCCGGTATAATCATCATTTATCAGAGCGCAAGCCCAATAAACCGGAAGCCTATATCTTATCACTTCTACACTCATAGTTTCACCAGTCTGCAATGACAATCTTCAAATACCGGAACCATACCCTGTCCCCTGAAATAAGCAGTAGCTAACTTAAAAGCGTACAAGGGATTCACTTTCTCGATTTCCTGCGATGATTTTTGGAAAGATAACGGCTGACATACATAGAAATTTTCATTGCCAAGACTCCCAAAAAGCCAATCCATACTGCCTTCATTACAATTAGTGCCACCCAGTATTATTAAATCACATCCGGTCTTCCGGGTTCCAAGAATAAATATCTTATTCCTGTTTTCCGGTTGCATAAATATCTCCCTGTCAATCCTAAACCAGTCATTCTGGCAACTCTCCACATCCCGGCGAACAATTTCGTCAATTTCAAGTGCGTATTCTTCTTGTGTTTTCATAAAATATGTTATAAAAAATGATAAATGAATATTCCTCTTATTTTAATGACGGTTCCAGGCTTTAAACCTTGAACCCATTCTATTAGTGTTATTGGATCTTTTACAACATATCCCGGATATGAATCAATGCAAATACGATACGCGTATCTGCAAATCCCATATTTTATTACATAAATAAGATTATGCCCATTCATATCTTTGTTAACATTCATTTTATCTACCCCATTTTGTATAGCACGCATCCATTCCTCTTTTACATCTTCTATATTACCATTATATATAATTTCATCATCAACTTCCCCCTTTTCAAATATTTTACCAAGACAAGGGTCATTTAATAAATCCTTGATCTCACTCTTTCTGTCACATTCTCGTATTTCTTTCGTGTAATCTATAGATGTGTTATTATAGGAGATTTCCCCATCCATGTATCTCCCTGTATATTTCGACTTTTCTTCTAATTCAAATATTATTCCATTCATAAAGCATTTTTTAAATGTAGTTATATAACTTCTGAATAAAATCACTCATGGTATTGGCATGTTCTCTAAGATCATACCAGTCCATTTCTTCAATATCCCAAGGTCTATTCTCCTTTATATGTGGATAGAATACGTTTGTGTCCCCTATCTCCAAATTAATCAACTCATCTATTATCGATTCCGGTTTGCCAACAATGAAATACCAATGCGTCGAAATCTCTTCTTTATCAAATTCTTCCCATTCATTATTCCAAAACTCTTTTGATGTCATGGATGGGCACTCACTCATTAACTTCTCCCAAGCCTTCTTATCTTTGTTTCTAGACCAATAGACTTCTCTGTTTTGCTCTGTAATAGGAATTTTTATTATTTTCATATCTGTATAGGTTTTAAAAGAAACTCCAACAAAATGTTACGATAAATCCTCCCACTCCGTATTCAGCAAGTTGCTTAAACGATTCTATCCCATTGCAATAACAAAAAACATCATCATTGTCATCATCGTTGATGCTCAATGATAGTTTTATTGTCTTTCTTTGTTCATCTCCTGTCTCTTTCCGTACAATCTGACATTCTACGTATTCAGGCTCCTTCCCTGTTCTTTCTACAAATTCATGAAATCTTAAATCAATTTCATGTTTGACTTCTTCAATGTTGGATATTATCACCTCGTTTTCACAATTCGAGCAAATAGCATGCATGAAAGATCCATCAAAATAATCTATTATTTTTCCGGTATTCGGATTTACTATGGCTTCACAGGCAACATTTGTTCCGCCACATCTTGTACATATATA